ATGGGCTTGTTCAACACCGAAACGACCGATCGCCATTGCGTTGGCTGCGAGCACTTTGCGGAGTGGCAGGCGGGCGGTGCAGTCATCCTTTGCATGCACGAAGGCAGGGCGTATGTGCAGGCGATGCCTGAGCGCGGCTGCGTGCATTGGGTTCGCGCAATCGGAAGCGACGACGAAGGCCCGATTCATGCTGGTCGCAAGGCGAGGAGGTGACGCCATGTTCGAGTACCGCAATCCCGAATCCATCCTAGAAGTCGTTCTGCCCGACCGGACCAAGCGCAATGAGCACGGGCATACCCTTGACGAGGACTTTGACCATCTGTGTGACGTGACGGGCTGCCCGAAAGATGATGCCTGGGCGAAGCTCGCGCTTGCGTGGGCCTGGACGTCTCGCTACCGTGATTGACGCGTCGGATTTGATGCTGGCCACGCTCCACGGTCGACCATTCTCCGATCCTGACTGGCTGTTCGAGCTCAAGTACGACGGGTTCAGGTGCCTGGCAGTTAAGGCTGGCGACGACGTGAAGCTTTGGAGCCGCAATGGCAACCTGTTCAACGGATCGTTTCCTGACGTCGTGAGTGCGGTCGAAGGTGTGCCCGGCGACTTCGTTTGGGATGCAGAGTTGACCGTGGACGATGGCACGGGGCGATCTTCATTCGATCGGCTGCGGCAACGCGCCGTCACGAAGACGCCGAAGAACGTCCGCGCCGCGGCGAAGTCTGACCCGGCGCGGCTCTATGTCTTTGATGCGCTGTCGATCGACGGTGAGGATATACGGGACTTGCCGCTCGCGGATCGCAAGGTGCGGTTGCGTCATTCGTTTGAGAACACGCCCACGCTGATCTACGCCAGCGGGATCGAGGACGAAGGAAAACTGGTGTTTAAGCAGGTAGAAGAACTGGGCCTTGAGGGGATGATCGCCAAGCGGATGGATTCACCGTATCAGCGGGGCCGGTCGCGAGACTGGCTTAAGATCAAGTACCAAGGGTATGGGCGACCGGCCGCCTTGGGCTGGGGTAGGAGATAGGAGAGGTCATGAAGGTTCGTCACATCAAGCGACGCGCGAAGCGGCCGGACTTACGCATGGTGCGGATCATGGGGACTCTCGTCGTGGAGGTCAAGAGCGCCGCGGCGGCGGTGAGGTTTTTCGGGACCACGACCGAGGAAGACCGGCGGGCGGCAGAGTTTTTTGAGATTGGAAAGTGACGCGCTGCCGATTGGCAGGCTAATGGAGGGAATTGGTGACGTGGATTCTAATACCGGAACGCAACCACTTTCCGGCAATTCAGGCTCGGGTCCGGGAAGCATTCCCCGAGTTTGACGAGGGCGCCGTGAGACATGCGTCCAACAAGATTACAAACGAGATCCGGCGTGGTCGGTTCGATGTTTATAACATCGATGTGAGTCAGGGGCCGATGGACGACAACGGTTACTACGTACACTTCGAGGTCGAGGCGAGCGGAAAGACGGTTTATGTGCGGGTAACGGTAGACTGACGCGCGGCGAGAGCCGGCACGGAGGAAGTATGACGCACGACGAACTTCACCAGAAGCTTACCGAGCAACTCCCAACGATGCCGCTCGGCACTTCCGCCGACATTACGGACTTTGCGATCGCCTATTGGGACGGACACAAGGTCGTGTATGCGTTTCTGCGCGATGAAGGCTGCGGGCGGGTCGAAGAAGAGTTCGATTTCACGGAGCATGAGTTCGAGCAGTGGGCGGATGCCTTGGCAGACTGGGAGAAAGATCCGAAGTTTTCGGTGCGCCCGGAGATTCTGGAGTGGCTGAAGGATGCGCCGCCATTTGAGGCGGGCTGATTGATGTGCGCTCAAGGGCGCGGGAGGCGGGGATGATACCGATTACGACGAAAGAGCAGTTCTACGCAGCGAAGCAAGCCGCTGAGCAAATGACGGAGATCAATCTGTTCGGGGCGATCTATCTCGTGCGCGGAGTGGAATTTGACACCTACACCGGACGCGGCAAAGTCGATGTAGTGGAGGTGCACCGTGCGCGCATTCCACAGGGCGAACTTGACCATCTGTGGCGCGGTCCAGTTCACGACGGACCTACTGAATTAGCTGATTGATCGTCGCCAATGGCGAGAAAGAGGGGTGCCGTCCGAAGCGCAATGCCTCGGACGGGGTACAGCAGGTCAAGCGGTTGCGGGGCCGTTCCAATGCGAGCCACCGAACAGTCGCACGCCCAGCCACATCGAATTGCGAGCGAACCAGGAGACGCCAGTCACGGCCGATGCTTCGCGCAGCACAGCGTCAGCCGTGGCACGCGGAACAAGGTGAGAACCGTACAGATAGTCATGGATCACGGACGCTTCGCTAGCCCGATCTCCAAACAGCATGTAGGCAAGCGGCGCCCGCGGCACTGAGGCGAAATCAGTGACCATGCCAGCAGGCGCGGTAAATGTCATGCCGGCAACATCCGACTGATAGACCAATGGCGCAGTCAAGCGCCACTTGCCGTCATCAAGGCCGGTCGCGTTCTCGACCTTCAATTCAGTCAGGAAAGCGCTCATCAAACACCCGATGCAGCCGACGCTGGAGCAGCAGTAGCCGGCAGCGAAGCCAGCACACTCGACAACACGATCTGCGCAACCGTCAGGTCGATGCCAATCTTCGTCTTGTCCTGATCAGAAAGCGGCGATGCATTGACGACGGCCATCACGGCAGGCAATGCCGTTGCACCAAGCGACTTCAGATCGGCGACGTTGACGCTCGAGCCTGCAGAGCACACGGCAGCGACAATCGGCGCGGCATCGGCTAGCTTCGCCTTGGCGTCATCGCTGAGACCGACGACGGCTTGCAGAGACGTGATCGCGGCCTGGGTCGGAGGGCATACCTGCGACGCGATTTGAGCGGGAGTCTGAACGGTGCCGGTAGTGGCGCAGCCAGAGACGAGCGCGACAAGGCCTGCCGCGAGCAGCATAAATTTCTTCATTTCAGTGATCCTAGGGAGTGAGTTTGACGATGGCCGCGGCGGCTTGGCCTGCTGCGTTTGCTACGTTGGAAACGATTGCGCCTTGGGCGGTGACGGGGGCCGTGGCGCCTACGCCGGTCTCGTTGAAGTGGACCGTCACGACACCATCAGCCGACGTCGTCAGATCGAAGGAGAGGTTGGCAATGTCCTTCGAGTTCAGCGCAACGGCTTCACAACAGACCATGCGTTGCAAGCTGGGCTCGTAGAACGGCTTGACCGAATAGGCTGCTTGGCCGGCGCATCCCGTCAGACATAGCGCCAGCAGAGCGGCTTTCATGCCGCAGGCGGCGCCGAGGAATCGTCAGCTTTCTTCGCCGTCGAGTTCGTCACCACGTGGTAAAGCCCAAGGCCGCCGAGGCCGATCTTGATGTTCTCGACGTAATCTGTTGCCGGGACCTTCCCCGTGTAGACCAGATACGACCAGGCCGCGAACAGAACGCCGCCGACGAGCAGCTTTTGCGTTACGGGCGAGATATTGCTGAGGTTCATTTTTGCTCCTTGGTGGTGATCTCGTCAGGCGAGAAAACGAAACCAGCCTGACGCGGATAACCCTGAAAAACAAAGGTCGGGAAACTTCTGTGGTGAATGCCGTGCGTCGATGAGCGGTGGAACTTCGCCGACAACGGCAGCATGTTTTGCGGGCTATCGATGAATGTCTCTGGCACGCAAGGGTCGAACGCGTGCCAGTCGAAGCCGCGTAGTGCCGTGATACGGCAGATCATCCAGATAGCCGATTGCTCAGCAGGAAAGGTCTCGCCAGTCGGCTGGTCGGTGGTCGGATCGAGAACAGGAATCTCCGTGATCTCGCCAACAGCTATAGCCTTCACGGCTACCCAATCAACGGCGTCCGCGTCAGCCCATTCGCACCATAGATGGTGGTATTCCGGATTCGGCTGGCCACTGATCGCGCAACGCAGGCTATCCTTATGGCCCAACGCCTTTGTATGGCGGAACGTCGCCGACTCAGTGCGCGGCGGGTGGTCGGGGTAATACTCAATCTCAACATCGGTGGCGCGCACCAGATGTTCATGCGGGACGATTGGCTCGTTCTCGGTCATTTTCGACAGGCGTAAAAAACCGCCCGGAGGCGGTATGCGTGAGACGAATAAATTGCAAATATTCGTGTGGCGGATATTAGGCGGTGGCCATGTCAAGCGCGCTTAAGCCGTGCGCCTTGATGATGGAAACGATCTTCTGCCCGTATTGCGGATCGGTTGCGTAGCCGGCTGCCGCAACGGCGAGCGCGAAGGTCGTCCCGCTCGTGTATGCGAACGCGGGGCGATAGCGAGGGTTGTTCATCAGGAACGCAGCATGGTCGTCGATACACCCCTGCCAGTCTGAATACTTGCGCCACTTCGCGGGAATCGTTACCCACTGGCCTTTCAGGTACTCGCGTGTATCCATCGTCAGGACGTCGCCGTGCCACGATGGATCTGCCTTTACGCCGAACAGGTTGAACGCTCGCTTTGACAGCGCAGATGTCCCCCAGCCTGATTCGAGAGCGCCCTGGGCTATCACGAACGAAGCGGGGATATGCGTCGCCTTGGCAGACGCTCGCGCGGCCGGAGAGATGGCATTGATGAAGTCGGATGGGGTCATTTGTCGGCCTTCGTATCGATTTTTCTATGCATTTCAGCGAAGCCTTCTCGCGTCTCTTTCGAGTTCTGGTTGACGGCTTCAATGAGACGTTCGATAGAGCGCTCCAGGCTGCCCACGGCCTTGGTCAGTTCCGTCTGTGTGACGTAATGCTCGGCGACGTACAGGCGATGGCCCTCAAGGGCTTTCGATACTTCCTTGATCGCCTCGCCTTGCTCTTGAATTACCTTGTCTCGCGCAGTCTCTGAGCGCTGCCAGAGCCATGCGAATACACCGCTAACCGCAGCGAATCCTGCGCACCCAACCTCGACAACGGCGGTGTAGTCCATGCACATTCCCGGAAATAAAAAAAGCCTCCGCGTGGGGAGGCTTGATCTGTTTTTATGAATCACAACATTTATGTTGCGTACAACAGTTGTGTTGTGTATACTGTCTTCACTGACACAAACAACGGAGGGGTATGAAATACAGCGAGTTCAAGAAGTGGCTCAAACAGCAGGGCGCGACGTTCACGCCCGCGAAAGGCAGCCACTTCCGAGTAACTCTTAACGGCAAAACGACTATCTTCCCGGACCACGGATCAAAGGAAATCGGTACGGGACTGGTTGAGGCGATTAAGAAACAACTCGGATTGAAATGAGTGGGGCGGCCCGAAAGGGCTGCTTCACAACTCGCTTTCATGCACCTCAGCACCTGGAATGGAGTCCATATGTACGCATACCCGGCTGTAGTGAAGCCAGACGATAACGGCACGTTGCTCGTTACGTTCCCGGATATTCCGGAGGCCATCACGGTGGCGGATACCGAAGACGATGTGACGCGCGTTGGTCGAGAGGCCCTGGAAAGCGCTTTTGATGTCTACTTCGATGAACGGCGGGAGATCCCATCGCCGTCGAAACCAAAGCGTGGGCAGCGGCTTGTGCTGCTATCTGCTCTCGTCACGTCCAAGGTTATGCTGGCTAACGAGATGGTGCGCCAAGGAGTCCGCAAGGCCGACCTGGCGCGACGCCTTCATTTGCATGGGCCACAGGTTGATCGCCTGCTGGACCCTCGGCACTCGTCTAAGATTGATGCGATTGAGGCTGCATTTGAATCGCTAGGACGGAAACTGGAAGTCTCAGTTACCTGAACAACCCATCGTCACACGCAAGCCGCCGAGCATTCGCTGGGCGGCTTTTTATTTGGACGTAAAAAAGCCGCCTCGTGGGCGGCTTGTTCGTGCGTTGAAAGTTCTAATCTAACCTCCGCCGTTCAGGTGCCTGGTTTGCGGCGAGGTTTTTTCGGCGTCTCTATTTCGTGAACCAACGCGTGTCGTTCAGGAGTATCCGAGCCTAAAGCCTCGCGAATAGCAAGGTAGTAAAGCGCTCGAAGTCGTCCCTGCGCGTCCGTGATGTCGCCTGCCTGCAGTGCAATCCCTACCTCCGCTAGCATTCGGACCAGGTTCCGGAATCGTTCCTCATCGGCGATGGTCGGCAATGCCCGATCGCATAGCTTATTCAGATCATGCCCGAGTGCGCGCACGGCTTCGTCACGCTCGTCCTCTCGGATTGCGATGTCAGCGATAACGCCGCGCAACGCGTCCAAGGTCACGCTCATTTCCAGTTGCTGGTCGGATTGCTCGACCATCTCGCTAAACGATGAGTCCAGCCTGTAGACCATCTCAGTGTTCAGCGAATGCCCGCGCGTCGACGCCGCGTCCATCAGCTTCTGATGAAGTTCGCGGGGAAGACGGAGCGCGGTCTTCGTGTAGTCGTCTTGCTTTGCCATACCAACATTGTACCGCTTGCCTTCAAAAAAATGGCACAAAACGCTTGCCGCAAATTTGAAGGCACTCTATACTTCAATCACTGCCTCAAATTTAGAGGCAAAGGAAGGGAAATGAACGAAGCGAAAATTCAGCTACGCCTCCCTGTTGACCTGCGCAATTGGTTCAAGCAGTTCTCGGACGGCGAAAATCGCTCGATGAATGGTCAGATGATCGAGTTGATCAAGGAGAAGCAGGGACAAGTTGAAGCAGAAAAAGGAAAGGCCCCGAACGCGTGATCTTGGCGGATTACGTTCGAGGCCTTGGGTACAACAATCTCTAGCGGAGATTTCCGTGAATATTAGCACATCCACGCCTAACGGCAAGGGCGCAACGCGCCAACAAAGCCTTCGTTGCCATCGCGGCGACATCGCAATCATGTCCGGCCACTTCGGCACGCGCGTCGTTCGCGTCGTCGGGCGTGCGGCAGACCTGTTCAATGACTGGAAGGTCGAGATCATGGGATCTCCCGTCTGGTGCATCGATGCCAGGACGGACGCTCCGAAGCTCACCAATCTCGGTTTCGTTAAGGACTCGAGCCTCTATCCGCTCAACGTCGGCGCAGAGGTGAGCCATGTCTGACATCGCCACCGCAGATAGAAGGCTGACCGTGGCACTCACTGAGGCACGGAACATCAACAACGCCGCGAACGAAGAGTTGGGCTACCTCAAGGCGATCATGGCGGCGATTGCGCTAATGGCAGAGAAAGACTCGCACGGCAACAAGGGTGAAATCGTGGCCCTTGCGAAGTGCGCGCACTGGATCGCCGAGAACCTTGAATCGAATGTTGACTACTTTTGCGAACGCATGAGCGGGGAGGTTCACTGATGAACACGCTTGCAAATTCACCCACCATGTCGAGCCGGGAAATTGCAGAACTTGTCGATTCTCGACACGACAAGGTCAAGCAATCTATTGAGCGACTTGCCGCGCGGGGCGTAATCGGTCTTCCCCCGTTGGGGGAATACCTCGACAGCCTTGGCCGAACGGCGTCTGAGTACCGCGTGGGCAAGCGCGACAGTTACGTGATCGTCGCTCAGTTGTCGCCCGAGTTCACCGCGCGTCTTGTTGACCGCTGGCAGGAACTTGAGACGAACGCCGCTTCTCCTCAGTTGCCGGACTTCACAAACCCTGCAATCGCTGCGCGCGCATGGGCAGACCAAGTCGAACAACGTCTAGCGCTTGAGCAGAAGGTTGAACAGGATGCTCCAAAGATCGCTGCGCATGATCGCATCGCTGATGCGGAGGGTTCGCTGTGCCTCCGCGATGCAGCCAAGGCGCTCCAGATCCAGCCGAGCAAACTCAACGTATGGCTGCAAGCTAACGGATGGATCTACCGCCGCGTCGGGAAGGGCGGCTGGCTCGCATATCAGGACAAGATTCAGGCCGGCCATCTGATGCACAAGGTAACGCCATACATCGATTCTACCGATGGCGAAAGCCGTGTCAGCGAACAGGTTCGTGTGACGCCTAAGGGGTTGACCAGAATTGCAGCACTTTTGAACAAAGCCGTTCCGCGCAGGCTTCGTCTCCCGGATCACGGCGCGATACAACCCGGAATGCACTGAACTTGGAGGAACCGCGAATGATCCGAAGAAGAGCATTCGCGCTCATGGCCTGAGTTTGGCTATGAGCGCTAATCCAAAAAGCATAATGCAGCGAGTTGCTGATTCACGGAGTCGGCCTCTCGGTGCAACGATGCACCGCACTGTCAACAGCGTCCAGCGTCTTCGCAAGAGGGCGTTGGGCGAAGTTGACAGACTCAAGAACTGGCTGTCATTGCGCCGCTCGTGAAAGCTGCGCTCGGAGAATAACCATGCATACGCAACAACGGGTGGTCCAATCGTCTCGCGTTCGTCGCGAGGTTCGCAAGCCGGCCGCCGTGACGCGATCGACTCGTAAGGTCGGGTCGCGTTGGCGCGCTGCAGCAGTCGCAATGTCTCTCGGCTGTGCCGCGGCCAGCGCGCACGCCGACTATATCAACGACTATGTGCAAGGCGAAGTCGGCATCGGCGCCGCGCATTACACGACGCAGGACGGCCGCTGGTATCAGCAGGGCATGCCGAACGGCGACAACAAGCTCACGAGCAAGCCGCCGGCGTTCTCACTTGGACTCACCGGCCCGCTCATCACGCGCGGCAAGTGGGGCGCAGACTGGCACGCTGAGTACGTGAACCTCGGGCGCGCCGCTGCGTCATGCGCATGCACGCCGCGGGACGAGAACTACGACGCTAACACGCACCACTTCACAAATCGGTTCGACGCGCCGGCCGCTTACTTCACCGGGTCAGGACGTTCTCAAGGCGTGGCGCTGACCATTGAGCCCTACTACTGGGCCTATGGTGTCCGATTCGGCGTCGAGGCCGGCGCGTACATCCATCGCGACAGTTGGTCCGAGGACGTCATCGGCTGGCAGGTTGATAAGACGGTCGCGCCGCAGAATCTGCACCTGTCGGACGCTCACTGGTCCGCCGCACCTGTAGTCGGTGCGTCGGTCGGGAACGGGCGGTTCACGCTATCGTATCGCCACTACTTCACACGCCTCAGCAGTCAGAGTCGCAGCGTTCCGCCGCTATGGAACGATGCGGATGTGCTGGAAGTGAAGGTGAGGTTCTGATGCGACCGGAGCACATGTGCTGATAGAGACTTATCGGTCAAACCTATTTTGATACAATGTCGTCCGGTTGCAGAAGGCGGGTCTATTCTGCTGTCTGGAACCAAAGGCCCCATACGCTAACAGGCATATGGGGCCTTTCTTTTGGGGCCGATGCCTACTTGCCGACTTTTCTCAACCAGATGCTCCCACCTGGGTTCTTCAAGCACAATGGCATTCTGTCCTTGAAGAATTCCTCGTGAAAGTGTGTCAGGAACGTGTTGAACAACACGATTTCGTAATTGTGGTTGTTTTGTAGAAACGTCCTGAGCATGTACTGCTCATTCCAAGCTATACCTTGCTCCACCCAGGTCCTTGGATACTCGAATGGATAGAATATGTCGTGAACGTGAACGTAGACACCGGCGGCTATCGAAGGCAATACCTCGAAGAACAGATGGTTGACATCGCTACCCGTCTTACCAACATGCGTGGAGTCGATAAAAAGAACGTCGCCAGCTTCCAGCTCAGCGAAGACATCTGGATCTACATCCTGCACTCGATGAGGAAGAACGTTAATGCGCTCCGCGTCGCCATCTTTCAGTAGAGAATTCAAAAGTTGCGGGTACGGCTCAACGAACGTGCATTCGACATGGCCACCAAGCCACAAATCATTCGTATCCAGAGTCATGCACGATGAATGTCCCGAACCAATCTCAATGACGCGCCTCGGCTTAATGTGCCGCAACATACCGTTGAGAAAGATGGCGTCAGAGCAGCCGTATGCGGTGTTGTTATAGTGATAGCGCAAGCCATCGACACGATCAGCCTTGAACGGGAGATCTGGATAGAAGCCGGCGATCTTTCTCAGCAATGCAATTTGCTCAGACTCACGGAGATCAATATCCGGAAGAGTCCGGGGCCATGCCGAGAAAATACGCTTCTCATCCCGCTGGACTTCTGTTGGCGATGGAATGGGCGAATAAAAATGCCCATTAGGCACGAAGGGCGGCCCATCGCCATACTTCAGGAGCTTTGACTGAACTTCGTCGCGCTCTTCTTGAAGGACGTCTCGGATTGTTTTTAGTGCGTCTCGCTCACGTGCAATAGCATCTCGCTCTGAAGCGAGTTCCTTTAGTTTCACAGTGATTTTGTCTAATTGAGCCCGGACCTCATCTCGTTGAGCGCACGCCTCTGAAACGCGGCGAGCGCTCTCTGCGCGCTCAGCAACAACACGACGCCCAACTGGCGTTCGCAACGCAGCAGCTTTCGCGAGCCGCCCAAATACTGTGGCCAAGCGCCCTCCCAAATCCAGCATGGTTTTTGTGAGGGAAGATGTTACACCATCTTGCATTGATGCTAGTGCGACGGAGCGGAAAAATTCGTACCAGTATAGATATAGCCGATCATCGCTTGTGCGGGGGATGACAGGAGCACCGCCTGCGCGCCGGCAGGCGGTTGCCACGTCGCCGTGTCACCATCCCACAAAACAACGTTGTTGACGACGCCGCTTTCAACAATCGCATATGTGTTCATTTACGCGTACTCATAGATTATCGTGACGCCGGCCGATCCATTTCCACCAGCGAGCGCTGCCTGACTTAATTGCGCGCATGCTCCGCCGCCGCCAGAACCGTATCCAGACGCATTCGCACCGGCCGTTCCGATCGCTGGTGTGCCTCCGGTTCCAAGAGGGGAATTGCCTCCACTTCCTGCGCAAGCGGCGTTAACTGCCAAACCAATACCAACTTGCCCCCCTTGCCCCGTTATCTTGCAAATGAATGTTCCGGATCCTGATGGCACGCCGCCGCCGCCAGGAGTGCCAGCAAATATGGGCGCGGTAGTCGCATTCATCGATGCGCCACCACCGCCGCCCGGGCAGATAAGCAATGCACCAAAGCTCGTTTGCCCGCCTGAACCACCGGCATTTGTGCCGGCCGCGCCGCCCGCGCCAGCCGCGCCGATCGTGACAGTTTGCGACGACAAGCCAGAGGAGATCAAGATCTTCCCATATGCGCCAGCCGCCCCGGCGTTTCCAATTGCTAGTTGACTAGAATTGGTAGCTGGCACGCCACCGCCTCCGCCGCCTCCACCAACCGCCTCAACAATCGCCTTCGTCGCAGTAACTGAACGACCGCCGAGGGTGTAGACACCAGGCGTGTACGTGCCGCTCGAAGTGATTACCTGGACGCCTAGAAAGAGTCCAAGCGCTTGGCCGGCCTGCAGTGCATGCTGGCTCTGCGTGGCGGGGGCGACTTGCTGTGCACCGCCGGCGCATTCCAGCAAGACGGCGATCGGATTGCCACCGTTCACGCCAGTGATAGTCATGCGGACAAGGATGGCGATGCCGTTCAAAGCCAGTTCGCTGCCTTGGAGAGGCTGCAGGCCGAGACCATAGACGGGGATGGCAGTCAAGCCGTCAGGGGCGTAGGTCGATGCACCCGTGTTCGCATGCGCGATCCTGACCTGCTGGACTACGCCATCTACCCACGTCCCGGAAGTGAGTGGCGGAACGTTGACGGCGGTGTATGCATTTGCGGCACCAGTGTCGGCGAGAATCACGCCAGTTTTGCTTGCACTGCGGATTGCCGCAACGAGGTTCGTCTCGAGCGTTGCGGTCGTGCCGTCGTCGACTGAGTTGTTGCCCGAGTAGTCTGCGGCAAACTGACCAAGCACCGCAGCCATGATCGAGCTCTGGCGCCAGGTCTTGTTCATTTGAGCCGAATTGGCTACGCCGGACTGGTAACCACCTGACAGGAGCGATGTGAGTGCGGCGTACTGCGCTTGCGTCAACACGTTGGCGCCGCCGCCATTTGCAAACGGAAGGAAATCGTTCGTTGCCATTCAGAGCCCGAAATGAAAAAACCGCCCGAAGGCGGTTAGATGTGAGGCGAGAGGTACGGTCAGGCTGCTACGGCCCAGGAGCCGGTATCGAAGCCCGAGATGTACTGGTTTTGGACGTCGAATCCAAACAATGGAGTGTTGTTGCTGGACGCCACGAAGTAGTAATTCACGCGCACGCCCTCTGGCTTCAGATGCAGATAGCCACCGGAAATCAGCGCTCGCAGGACGGCACTCGGAATCGCTCCCGAAATGCCGACCGTCATGGTCATGTCCTGGTTGTCTTGGATGAAGATGTGGCTCGAACTGCCGACAAACAGATTCGCATATGCCGCCGCCGCACCAGGCACAGTCCCATCCCACGAGTTCGCCGCGATCTTTGCGCGGATCAGCGTGCGGAAGGTAGCGTCGTCCAGTGACACCAGGCCCGAGCTGGGATCAAACGGGCCTTGCCAGGAGCCTTGGTCAAAGCCGAGATTGACCGTGTCCAACGAGAAGTAGACGTTCAGCGGGAGCTTTAGCTGGCGCGTGATGCCGGCCCACAATCCGACAGCGTCAAGCTGCACGCCTACTGCGGTGTCCAAGTCGAAAGCAGCCGGAATCGACTGCATGACGTTGATCTGATCAGCGAAACATTGGGCGACTGCCGCGACCATGGCCGCGAACTTCGGTTTGCTGACATGCTCTGAGGTCAGAAGCCCGGTGTAATCAGTTGCCGAGGCCATCAGGTCACCGTGATCGTTACGCTAGACGATGGCGTGAGCATCTGTCCTGCGTGATTGAATGCTAGTGGCACATCCGGTGTTCCAGCGCCGCCCGGTCCGCTCAAAGTGAGGGAGGTGATGCGGAAGGTATTGCTACCCGATACCGACTTCGCCGCAGATAGCGCCGAATCCCACTCGACAGTGCCGCCCGGGGCGCCGCCGATCGCGACTGAATTGACGTATGCGGCCACTGCACTCTGAATCGCTGCTCCGATGGCCGATGTATATCCAGACAGGGCTTTCAGTGTGATCGCGCACGTGATCGCGTCATAGGTCGGGCGATAGAAGTTGATCGCATGCGGAATTCCATAAGCATCCGTCACCGTGATCGTCGTCGTGCCGAAGGTTCCGGTGCCAGGCGTCTTCTTCGCTGCTATTGCCTGTGCAATGGCCGTCGAATCTCCACCTTCGACAACGAGATAGATCTTGTTGCCGGGGATGCCGTTCGCGTCGGTCGTGCTCGTATCGTTTTCGTACGGCGTGACGCGCGTGACGCCAGGGACCGCCCACACCGAGCCGACCGTTCCTTCCAGAACCGTACGCGAGGGCAGGGCAGTCGAAGTCCCTTGCCGAACCTTAAGCTGCGAATCTGTTTCAACCGGCGCTCCGGCCGCTGCCGCCGTCGCGTTCGTGACCGACTGCCATCCAAGCGTGGGCGTGGCGATCTGATTCACCGTGCCAACGCCTGCCTGGATCGCGCCCGCGGTCTGGCACGTCGCAGTGACGGTGATGGTTCCGCTCGGCGGGATTGTGACTGACGCCGGCAGGTTCCACTTGTTGCTGTTGGTGTCCTGCGTCACGCCGTTCGTTATGACGGTCCCAGCGACACCGACGATGATCTGGTCGACGGTGGAGTTGGTCGGAACGTTGCGCGTCAGGCCGTTGATCTTGACAACACTCGAGAGATTCGCGCCCTGAGCCGTTGCCGGGGAATAGGCGTTGTACGCAGCAATGATTGCAGCGTTCAGGTCATTGATCGGCGTGGCGATGCCGGCGGAGAGGAACTGATAGTCTTGGGAGTCGTTGCCGAGATAGATGTCCGTGCCATAGATGCCCTGATACTTGGCGATCACGTACGCGAGCACATCAGAGAAGGCTGGCGCACTGATCCCGGTCGCACTGATGACCGGCGCAACTGAGGTAATGGTCATATCGTGGTCGAGAGAGTCGTTTGGCCGTACTGCGTGTTAATCGAAACCGTGACGGTCAGTGTTCGCGTCGCGGTATTGGCGGAGCTGGAATATGACGCTATCTGCACGACGCCCGGAGTGCCGAGAATGCGGTCCTGAATCGCGGCGTCGTACTGGTCTTTCGTGTACTTGTCGAGGACTTGCGTCGTCCATGGCGTGCCGTCTGTGACGTCGAGGAACCACTCGCCCACGAACAGAAGAAGGCGCGTCTTGACCGCCTGTGCAACACCGTCTGGAGTGTTCAGCCAAAAGTCGTTCTGCTGATGGCCCCAGATATAGTCGCCGTTGGCATCTTGCTTTCGATAGCGCATTAGAGCGGTGCCCCTGTGTTCCCGGAGCCGGTCGTGACGCCGCTGTGCTTGTGCGTGTCGTCGATCCGGTGACCATTGGCCGAAACTTGACCAGTGAAATTGGTATTGCCATTGATCGCCATCGCGGTTGGCGCACTGTTCACGTTTTGCACGTTGACCACTCCCGTGACAGTCACGGTCGGCGTGGTGAGAGTCATCCCACCAGGAGCCACAACGTTGACGATCTTTCCTGCCGGGTCTACCTCAACATACGTCGAGCCGTCGTTGCTGCGAAGCTGTGCTGTGCTTGTGCTGATGCCGCTGATCTTCGTGGCCTGCGAAAAGAACCCGACGAACGCGAAGCCGTCGCTGAGGTCGTGAATTCGTTGCTCTGCGGGAGCCTGTATGCCGCCCGATTGCCACCACGAATCAATGCAGCGCGCCGCGAACACGACAAGGCATTCATCACCCTTCGCAACGGGAAAGGTCAGCGTGCATCCACCTCCGCGGGGGAAGTGCACGGGCACATCTACCAGTAGCGGCATGTTGACGAACTGCGCCTTCCCGTCCGGCGTATGGACTACGCCTTTGATAGCAATCTGAACGGTTGCCGTTACTGCGCTTGCGCTGAACGATTGGATGATCCCCGGCATCGAGGTCCATAGGCCCGACTTGAGCCCGTCCATCGCGACGCGCAGCGCCTCTTCCGGATCGTCGTACCTTTCACGCGGATCCAAATCAACCTCAGTTTTGGCCGTTGACGACGGCGTTCGTGTAAGTGGATGTCAGCGGCGCTGTGCCATTTACGCCAGCGCAAATCATGTCGGTGTAGAAAGCGGGCCCGCGTGTGTCGCCCGTCTGACTCATCGCGTAGACCTTATAAAGCCCGTCGTCATCGAGACTTGGGAAGTAGTTAGTCGCTGTGTAGTCGACGCTCAACGCAGCCTGCTGGATGCTGGCGTTGTTGATCTGGATCCGGCTTCCGGGGATGATGTTCGGGTTGAGCAGGCACTTGACGAGGATCCCGTCGACTGTTTGGGTCGGGACGCCGACCATGCCAGTGTCAGAGGTCAGCACAATCGACTGATTCGGCAGGTATCCAGTAACGGGCACCATGTGCAGTTGACCGTCACGAATCGTCCACTGTGTACCGGCGGTGCCCGCGAACTGCCGCATGTAGTCCTTCGTCATGCCGTAGCAGACCTTGCCGCGGGGAAGCTTCGCTCCCGAGAAAGCCGGCACATATCCAGCAGTGACGCCGTACTGGGCCATCGACTGGACGAGGGCATTGTGATAGTCCGTCTGACTCCAGCCAGCCGCCAGCGTCGTATTCACTACCGACCAGTTGTAAGCCTCATCCCCGTCTGCTGCGATGATGTCGACGAATGTGTCGGTGGCGTTCTCGCGGCCCTTGCGGATCTGCTTGATTGCACCACCGAAGATCAAGCCAAAGTTATCGCCATAGCCCGCTTGCAAGAAGACTTGCTGAAATTCCTGCTGCAGGCGCTTGGCCGTGGCATCCGCGACGTTATAGACACGGATCGTCGTGTGCTTCGGGCTCTGGGTCGTCGCGCTCCAGATCGTGAAGCGGATGTGCAACTCCGATAGGTCAAGACCCTGACCGCTTGCATTGCCCACAATGAGCGAAACTCGACGTAGCCATTGCTGGGTCATGATTTAACACTTACATGGAGCAGAAATGAAAAAGCGCGTGGTTGCTGCGACCCTTGCCGCCCTGTCAGTCGCGGCAGTTGCATATGCCGAACCAACGGTTGTTTATGCCAATAAGGACATGCCTGATGCGGAATTTCTCGCCGTCATGAAGGCATGGAAACAGCGCTGCGCCGATTTGGCGGCAGGAGAGGGCCAGCCGTCCCTGCAGAAGGCTTGTATGGATGGTGTAATGGCTGGAGTCAAAGAGATCGTCGCATTGGGCAAGGACGACACCGTCAGCGAACAGATGTGGGACGTCTGCAAGGCCGAAAGCGGCTTCAACTACTCCAACGACTTTCACGCTTGGGCTGCATGCATGCGGGTCGCGCGGACCCGGCATGGGCTTCGCGACTACTAGTTCGTAACCGCGTACAGATGCGACGTGATGCCGAGGTTCGTGTATGTCGGCGGAGCGTCAGCAGCGTCTGTCTGAACCCACAACTCAAAATTCAGGCCGAGGTATGCATACTGCGCGAGCAGGTTGACGCCCGTCACCAAAGGAATACCGCTGACGATCGCTTTTCCTGACGCATCTGCAATGTCCAGCACCCAGCCACCATTAGTCGTGTCGCGCCATTGCAGGGTGAACGTGTATTGCGTTCCCACGAGTGAGACGAGGAATGTCTGGGGCGCAGGCGTTAATGGGATTTCAAAAGTTGATGCCATCAGTGCGCCAGCCTGTAAAGGACGCTAGTCGTCGTAGCCTGCGGCTGCTTCGTGCCAGTGTTTGACGTCGCCGCGGTCTTCTGCGGACTCGCCATGTTCGCCGCCGGCTGGAGTTGCGTGGTCGTCGTCTGAACGATGATTACCTCGCGGCAATGCAAGGTGACGATCAGCGAGTTCTCCGTCTTCGCGTCCGTCGTCGTGTCCAACGACTGGATCAGCATGTTTGAGTACTTGCGCTTCCCGGTTGATATGTCAAAAGGGATGCGCTGCTTCTGAAGCGCCAGAAGATCCTGATATGTGCTGCGCGAGTAGTTTCCGAACTGGAGCGTCCCGATTGACGCGAGGCTGCTGTTCGACCACCCGATCGTCATCGTCAGCTCAGACGGCTTCTTGTATGCATGGTCCGAGATTGCGGCACCCTGTTCGACCGGGTGATCGGTGATCACGAGCTCGTCGTGATGCCGCTCCTCGAGCGTGACATACAGCGAAAACGAACCGAGCGACGAATTGATCGAGCGCTTCGGACTGAAGAAGGCGCTAACCAGTTCACCGCCGATCGATGCCGCGATGCCGATGCCAGTTTGCAGGAAGTTGCTCATTGCGCTTTCGGTTGCATGTTGCGCACCAGGCGCTGATTGACTCCGCCCTGGACCTGAGCGACTGCCTGTGCGGTAGCGTGCGGATCGCCCGCACCATCGACATGGATGGTCGTCATCTGGCTGACAGAGATCGGCGCATTGCCAGGTGCTCCGGCCGCGCGCACTCCTGAAGCTGCTGCGATCTGCTCTGCGCTGTACGGGTTCTTGCCGTTCTCGACCTTGATGATGGCGCCCATCAAGCTCTGCAGGACGCGCGGGTCGTTGAGATCAAGAGCCGAGTCGGCGCCAATGCCAAGACCCTTGGACACGGAGCCAATGTATGCCTGCGTGTTGTTCTCGCTGGCCGGCGCGAACTTCGAGATGATGGCCCGCACCGAGTTGATCCCGCGGGTCCCGTAACGGCGCAACTGGTCGGCGAGCGCGCGCAGTCCATCCCCTGCGGTCTGGAAAACCGCGAATCGACCGTTAGCCCCGCCCTCCTTCGTAGCCCCTGCCTGACCGACATAGTTCAGATTGCCTGGGTTGTTGTTGCGGATGCCGCGGGGATCGTGAGGATTTGCGATCGATGGAACTGGGGATGATGCCGAGGGACTGGATGCTCCCCCGCTATTCATTGATGCCTGAGCTGCATCTACGGTCCCCCGCACGCCCGCCAGAGCAGAGGCGAAGGCGTCTTTGGCGAATGAGGCCGTGCGCGCCATGATGTCCTTCGCCTTTTGTCCGGCCTGATCCCATTTTCCTGTCAGAACGTCAGTGATCAGCGTCACCATATCCAGCAGGTTGCCGAACCCTGCCTTGATTGCGCCCAGCAGAATGTCGCCGATCGCGGTCAGCGCGGGGCCGAAGATGTTCAGCAGAACGTGAGCGAGCGTACCAAGTTCCTCGCCAAGCTCTTTCAGTCCAGCAACGGCGGCTTGAATCTGCGGCTCCCACTTGCCCCAGTCGATCAGGCTCTTGCCACCTTCCTTCCATACCTTGTAGTCGTCGTACAGCGCCAGGATCGCGGTGCCGAGAGCGACGATAATTCCGATCGGCGAAGCGAGGAAGCCTGCGTTCAGCAGACGCCAGCCGGCGTACAGTGCAGCCACCGACTCAATCAGCGCCTTCGTTCCGCTATCCAGACTGTCAAACCAGTCTATGAGGGCGCCAATCGCCTGCATGCCGCGAAGCGCAAGCGTACTCACGACATCGGCCATCTTCAGAACAACACCGACAATCCGCTCGATGATGTTAGAGATGCGTCCGAAGTTGTCGACCAGCCCCTCCCGGAACCGCTTGATGTCTCCCGACATCTTGCCGGCCAGAGATGTTCCAACCTTCTGACTCAAGATCACGAACGCGGCGCCAAGACTGCGCACCTGATTCATGAATGCATGCGACGACTCGGCTGCCTGTTGCGAGTTGAGGCCAGCTTTGGCAAGCATGTCCTTGTAGTCGTCGCCAAACTGGCCGACGCCCTGACGCAATGCCATCAGGGTTTTCTCATCAATGCCGAGGGCTTGCGCGTATGCGTTCGCCCGGTAGTACGGCATGTTCGCGAACTGCTTGCCAAGATCCTTGAGGATGTCGGTCGTGTCGCGGAGTTGCCCGTTAGCGCCTTGCGTCTGGACGCCGAGACTTTGAATCAGCCCCGAAGCGCCCGGACTATTGCGCATGAAACGCGCGAGGTTTTCCAGTGATCCCTTGGCTGCATCAGCCGTAGATCCCATCTGTGCTGCGGCGAACCCGAGCGCCTGAATGTTCTCGACTGCCGCGCCAGTCCGCTGCGAAGCGAAGTACAGCGACTCCATCTGAGATGCGATGACGGTGACGCCTGCCACAACAGCAGTCGACGCGGTCTTGATCGCGACGCCAAGCTCCGCAACCTTTAGCGATGCGCCAACAATGCTATCGACGAATTTCTTCTGGCCGGATTGATCGACATTGAAGCCGAGCGATACCAAAAACTCTTTGATCGTATCAGCGGCCATTCTGATTCTCTGCTATGCGTTGGGCGATCTGCTGGTTTTCGGCCATGACATCCATGGCATCGTTCATGATCGCAATGTCGGCCAGATCGATGGCGCCGTTCTTCAAGCTCTCATACAGGCACATTCGCTTGACTACGGGGCGAAGGAGCCAGTCGAGACCGTCCGGCATGTGCGCCCACTCTATGCTGCCGCCGTCTGGCCCGCCCCCTTGTTCGCGAGCAGGCCGCGTATAAAATTTCCGAGGCTGTCCCAGATGACCTTCGCCGTAAGCTGAACCATGACGCCGAGATCGATGTCGTCGAACATGAGAGAACGAGCATTCTGATTCCAGATGGATGCCCAGTTCCCCTGTTGATTGCGTGCCACAACGCCCAGACAGGCATTGAACACATATTCGCAGTCCGCATCCTGCATGTCCGCGAGGGCCTGCGCCAGCGGTTCGAATGCCTCCGCCATGCCGGTCAGGTCTTCTTTCATCGAATCGCCTTGCTCCGAGAATTTCAGGAACATTGGCAGAAGCTTCGGAACGATCGGCGCAATCTTGCGCGAGACGTGTAGTTGCTTGAATGCGTCGAGCTTTTCGGCCCGATACCGCTGGCCGGCAATTTCAAATTCGATAGACATCTCGTGTCCTGTGAGATCAGTCCAGTGAGGGAGCGTCGGCAGGCGCTGGACCAGCGCTTTTTGGGGGCGACCCTAGCCGACGCTAAGCCGTTCAATACGTGCCCAATGCTGAGTCGATTTTCCCGGCATCAAACACCCACGTGATGACGTCGCCGTCTTTCTTGTAGGTGATATCCGGCTTCTTCTTGAAGGCGCACTGTCGTCCAACGTGGAGATCGCCCGCCGAGGTGTTCGAGATCGTGATGATGTTGTTGCCCCACAACGACGCCGAGATGGCCTGCGCGTCGTAGGTCGCCATCAGCTTCTGATTCAGCGGACTGGTCTTGAGCAGGCGTACCGTGATCTGACCGGACTTGTCGGCGTGCAGACTGTGCATCACTTCGCCATCCGCTCCGACCGTCATCGTGTTCTTGTCGGCGGCAGCGGCGACGTCGATGCCTTCTTCTGCGTTGGCCGAACCGTAGCCAAGGGAAAAAGATCCGGTCGGGCCGACGAACGTCGCAGTGACGTCTTTAAAACTATATGAAGGCATGGGTCACCTTATCGGGAAACGTTGACGGTCACAGCAACCGAATGGATTGCGCCTGCTTCGAGAGCCGCTACCTGGAACGGCACCGACTTACGCGCCTGCCGATCAGATGTGGATTGCGACGAGATGGGCGGGGTGTAGACGTAATAGCCCTTCGAGAGCGTGTCGCCCTGATTCAACGCGCCGAAGCCTGCAGAGTTCCAAACGCCCGGCGCGAGATAGCCGTTGTTCACGGCGGCGGCGCACGACGATTCGATCGTGCCAGCGAGGATCTGATTTCCTGCATCCGTCTGCGGGATCTTCGTAGGGCTCAGGTACAGCGCGTTGTACAGGTCCGTCTGGAGACGATTGCGGAACCAGATTGCGTTGTAGACCGAGTCGATGAAAATTCCGCTAGGCGTCACACCCGTCTGGATGATGGCCGTGGAGTTGTCGTAGTTGACGAAGTAGTTGTAGCGCTTTGCGTCCAGCGCGTTCGCCTGCGACGTGTTCAGCGACTCGGCAACGATGCCGGGTTCAGTCTTGTACATCAGCGTGATCGTCGTCCGGTTGCCGTTGAAGTTCACGGTCAACAGTCGGCCGAACAGCGATGCGACGGCGTATGGGGTCGTGCTCGAGTACTGGACGATGCTGTACTTGTAGCCGAGTTGCGCCATCTGGTATCCCAGATCGCTCGTCTGCGTCGGATCGACTGCAGCAGGCTCCTGCGACGTCGCACCGTACAGATGCTTCTGGTCGGCTTCGATGAACGCTGCTACGGCCAGATGCTGGACGTTCGTGATGCTGGCGTCTGCAAAAGCGACGCCGAGGAACTGCGTGCCCGCATAACCTACCATCGCGGATACTGCGTCGACCGGCTGCTCTGCCGCAACGCCATTGGATGGAACCGATGCAACGCCCGTCACCAGACCAAGCTGCGCCGAAATGTCCTGACCGCTTGCAGGCGATGTCGCATAGGTGATCGTCGATGCATTGACGCCACCCGAAAGTGTTGCGCCAGAGACGGTCGTGTTCGTGCCGCTCTTGGCGAGCGTGAAGGCATTTCCTGCCGTTCCCACCGACGCGAACGTGACAGTAACCACGCCAAGCGCCGTCGAATACCTGCACTTGCTGATGTTGATGTCAGCCGATGCTTGCAGGAACGCTTGCAGGTTCGCCGCGGTCTGTGCAGCGGTGCCACCGATCAGAACCTGGTTGCCGGTCGGGTTGGCTGCGACGAAGGTAACCGTCGTGCCGCCGATCGTTACCGTATCGTTGGCAGCGGGAACGCCCGTCAGAGTGATATTGCCGCTTGCAGCCGTGCCCGCACCCGTCGTGGCGCTCGTGATCTCGAAGCGGCTGTAGTTCGCATTCCACACGCACGAGGCGGCCGCACCCAGCCCCGTCGAGATGACAGACGCGACGCCATTCAGATTTGTCTGAGCGGTGAAGTCGAGCGCCGTGACGTTCTTGACGATGCCGTCGATCGTCACCGTGAAACCACCATTGGAAACGACCGTCCATGCCGACATTGCCTGAGCAGCAACCGACGTGAAGCCGCCCTTAAGCTTTGCAGACGTGGCCGTCTTGGCCCAGCGACCAACGAGCAAGGTCGAAGGCTGCGGAACCTGCTGGAAGTAGAGGTTCGCCGCGAGGTATTCGGGCGCGGTCAGTCCGAAGTCTGTACCAACGGCGGCAGCCGAGGCATACGAGCGGAAGCGCTCGCCAGTGTCGATAACCGAAGACGCGCCCATGATGAGGCCCGTGTTCAGGTTCGCACCTTGCGCCGCCTGCGGCGACATGTTGATCGTGACGTTAATGAGCCGCGAGACCGGCAGGGTGTTCGCCATTTGGGGCGCTCCAAAAGAAAAAGCCCGCTCGGTGGCGGGCTAGTCGAATAGGTGAAACGGGTTACTGGGAACTGATCGGGCCAGTAACCGTATTGGTCTGGACCGTGCCTTGTGCGGTGAGGATGTTCAGGACCGCATAGCTGCGCGTGATCTTGCGGCGGAAGGTCAGTTCGATGTCATATCGCCTGACCCATTGCTCATTGATCAGGTCGGGTGCTGCGCGGATCGGCCCAGTGTCGACGCTGTTCATGTCCTGCGCTTTCAACTGCTCGAGGTTCTGCGGGATCGCCAAGCCATCGGAAAGCAATTGAGCGTTCTGCATGGCGTTCGGGCCGTAGAACGATGTCAGCACGTCGATCTGCTCGTGGCGGATGTAGGCGTCCGATCCATTGCCCGCGCCGTTGTGGATGATTGCAGGGCCATCGTCGAGCGTCTGTACTGCGATACCGAGAGCGCACCAGTTGACGGTCGGCTCCGGCTGCTTCGGCGGATTTGGCTGCCACCGCGGGCGAACCACATTTCCCGGCAAAGCGGTGATGCCAACGATCATCTGCTGAAAGATCGCGGTGAGCGCATCATCCTCAAGCGGCGGCGACGCGACAGCCGGCGAGAGATACCCGCCCGTTGAACTGTCGTTTGCCATGATCAGCCTGAGAGTTGCTTAAGGGTGCAGGTAGCAGCCACAAAGCCGCGACCATAGGTGCTGTAGTCGTTGACGTTGGTCACAGTCCACTGCAGGCCCTGCCAGTTGACGACATCGGCGTCGTAGCCCGATTGCCCGTCGATCAGCCTGAACTGCGTGTGAATCGTAATCGTGTCGCTGATGTGCTCGCCTTCTGCGACGCGGTTTAGGACGGATCCATTCAGGCTCGTCACGACGCCGTAGAAGCCGGTCGTCGACGGCGAGATAACCGCGATGCCGTCATTGCCTACTGTCTGCGCGTTGCGGGTGACGGAAAGTGTTAGATCCATAAAGTCAGGATCAAGCAGAACGTCCGTAACGTCGAGGAATGGCATGCGTAGCCTTTATTTCTTGCGTATCACATACGTAATGCTGTTGCGCAGCGATCCAGTGTTGATCAAGGGCTTGATGCCTGCCAGGTACTGGGCTTCCTGCTCGGTCTTGCCAGCGGCCAGATGCGCGGCATAGTCCTTCTCCGCCTTGCGCATGGATTTCGTCTGCCGGCTGCGGTTGCGCTGGGCAATCGTGCGCGGCGAGAGCGGAGAGAACGGTCCGTCGTTGATCTTCTTTTTGACGGCGTTCTGACCGATCATGCCGGCCTGCTTCATGGCAGTTTCGGCGCCAGATGCCGAACCGGAGAGCGTAGACAACGCGCCCTTGCGAAGTCGGGCGGCAACTTCATTCTGCACCTCGGCAATGCCGGGCACGAGGAAAGGGCGGGCGGGGATGTTGTTGGCCGGCGAACCGGTTTCCATCACATAGCCGATCTGCGCGTTCGTGATCGGCGTGTCAGTACGCTCGGGAGCGCTGTCCGGGATGCCGACCAGCACATCCTTGCTCGACAGTTGACTGATCCCCTTGATCACGTCGCCCAGTTTGTCGATCGTGATCTTGACGGTCATATCAGCAATTTATCTGGAGGCCACCGGCGCCGAACATGCGGGCCAGTCCAAGGAAGCGGATGCCATATGCCGACATGTTCCAGAAGCCTGCGTCGGACATTGAGACGGCAGTCGTGTCGTATGAGACCGACACCTTGTCCACCGACTTGGATGCTGTCGGCCCCTTAACTTCGCCGGGAGCGCCACCTACTGAAGCCGCCAACTGATCCTTAGCCGAAATGGCGAGGTGATGACAGGTGACAAGCTCGATGCCTAGATTCGTCAACTCTACCCAACGATCCGCATTGACCAGAGAGTTCGCAACGGTGAGCCACATATTGACCAGAGAATCTGGGTAGGTCGTTGCGTTGGCAAACTCGGGAAAATCCGATCGTAGCTGAGCAGGGGTGACGGTCATGGTTTCGCGGTTCGTGCGGGTTTGCGCTTCTCGTCCGGTTCTACCGCGACGACGGGCGCTTCGTCTGTGTGAAGCAGAACCCACCAGTGACTTTCGTACTCGGCGGGAACTTCCTGCCCAGCCACGAAAGATAGCGGCCGGCAGTCGTCGCGGGTCAGGGTGAAATCCTGATTGGCGGTGCGGGTCATATTATGCTCCGGTAATCAGCCGGGAGAAGTCAACTGGCAACAACTCCCGGCGTCCGCTTAGATGCCGTCGCGGTACGCAGCGGTCACGCCATACCTGAACTCGATCTGACCGAATCGCGACCAATAGGTCGTGATTTGAAAGAGCGAGCGATACTCGAGCGGAGTGCGCTGGAGCTCGGTCATCGGGTACTGGACGTACTTCTTGTCCTTGGCGTATGCGACCATGCGGTCGACCGTGCCAAGCGTACCCGGCGTGCCACCGACACCCGCGCCGATCAGCCACTTCAGCGGGAGAATTTCCAGCTTCGTGCCCGACTTCGTGCTGATGTTGTTTTCCAGCAGGTACGTCAGGATCGACTGATTGCCTGCCGAGCTGACGATGGTCGCAGCCAGATAGCCATACTGCGCCGGCGGCAGCAGCAAACGGTTCGGCATGACCTTCCAGCCCGAAGCCTGCCATGCGCTCGTCAGGATTTCGTTGACGTCCTTCAGAATTTCAGCGGGCGTCTTGGTCGTCCATTGCGGAGTCGTGCTTGCGCCGTTCGCAACAGCCTGGACGCTGCCGACCAGCGAATTCGAGTTGACGAGGCCCCCGAATCCCAGCGTCGAGTCGCCGAAATAGACCAGTTGATCCAGGTCCATGTTGCGCTTCAGGTTCATGCCTTCGACCTTCTGCGCGTCGACCGGCTGGCCGAGGGCTTGCGCCTTCACCAGTTCGGGCACGGTGTACTTGACTTCAGCACCCCACAGGCGCATTGCCTGACCCGTCTTGCCGATGTCCAGCGACGGACCAGCGAGCGCGTTGCCTTCGTTCGAGATCCAGTTCAGGCCGCCCGGCGTCATGCCGCCAGCCATCGCGAACGCCGAGTTCGTGAACGAAGCGATTTCGTCAGCCGGCGAAACGTCGGTGCGGATGTCGACGTCACGCGACCACGTGTATTCGACCAGCGGCTCGTTGAGCGTTTGATCCAGACGTTCCAACTGGCCGACCAGGAATGCGCCAGTCGAGTCGATCGTCATCTGATCGTAGGTCATCATGCCGTCGATCGTGAAGTGACGTGCGAACTTGCGCGACGCTTCAGCGATTTCCCGGCGCTTGAGGAATTTTTGAACAGACATGTCCATTTATTTAATGCTCCAGAAATGCAAAACCCCGCCGAAGCGGGGCTCTGTGAGGTGCGTTGTTACGCGCCGGGGATTTAGATATTGACCGCGATTTCCGTGATGCCATAGGCGTCTGCCGGACCGGTGAAGTACCAGTTCGACGGCATGGCGATCGTGTTGGTCGTGTCCGAAGCGGCTTCGAAGCCACCAAGCGGCTTGCCTGCGGACGGCGTAGCGACACGCACGTACACCGTGCCGCCCTTGGTCGCAGCGGCGACGCCACCGAGCGAGACCATCACGTAGCCACGCTTCAGGATGTCGGTCACGCCCGAGGTCGGCGGGGTCGACGTGCCGAGCGGATCGGTGCCGTTGCCCTGGATCGGGTAGGGGCGCAGATTCACGCCCTGCACGAGGGCTGCGGTGTCGCCCGACAGGTTGATAGGCTGCACCTTGCCGGACACGTACTTGACGGCCACGCCGAACACGGTCGGGGGCGTAGCCGAGTCGATCAGTTGAGTCTCGATCGTCGCGACTTCGGCGCGTTGGAGATCGCCGGCGAAACCAGCCGGCATGCGGAATGTATAAGCTTGCAACGAGGGCATGTCGGCTCCTTACTTACGGTTCGCCCAAAATTCGGCGTGGATTTGGTTGATGTCTTTTGCTTCTTTCGCGGCGTCGGTCGTTTTGCGCGCGACAGTCTTGTTCTTCTGCTTGACGAGTTCCGACGAAGCGTGGAACGCCATCTTTGCGGCGTCGCACGTCATCTTTGACACGTCGGAGTCGCCAACGATGGCGCGCACAAGGTCGGCGTTGTCGTTGGTGAGGGCGGCACGCAGGGCGCGGCGACGAAGCACACAGATCGAGTCAGCGGTCTTCTTTCCGTCAGCCTTGGCGTCGAACGTCGGCAGCTTCACGCCAGGGGCGAGGATTTCGGCGCGGGCTTTGGCATCCTGGAACTCATCACGGAAGGAAGCTGAATCGTTGGTCGACTTCTTGTCGTCGTCCTTCTTTTCCACTTCTTCGTCGTCATCCTCGGTCATATCGGGATCGTCGACTTCCTCGCCGTCATCCTTGGTCTCTTCCTTTTTCTCGTCCTTCTTTTCTTCTTCGGCCGAGTCTTTGGTGAGCGCCTTGACGGAGCTTTCGAGCGACGACAGGCGCTCATCGAACTTGGTCAACACTGCTGCCAGGTCCGGGCCTTCGTCTTTCGTTTCTTCTTTCTTGTCGTCATCCTTCTTGTCTTCGCCCGACTCGGCGTCTTTGGTGGACATGTGGATGTGGATTGCCGGAATACCGCTGACCGACTCGCCTTCGACTTCCTCCGACAGCGCTTTCTCGAAGGCTTCCGAGTCGCGCGCCATAAACAATTTGCGCAACTTGTCTTTGAGGGACTCGGCGCCGTTCTTAACAGCCATGGGTGGATCTCCTAGGGAGGGGTGTTGTGAGTCTTGGACGGAACAGGTTATCCCGCAGCGCGGGTTCCTGACCAACGCAACGTGATTCGCCACGATGGTCGTTTGCCGCGCTCGTCCCGGCGCGATTTGCTCATAGTCCGCGTCGTATCCGACCGAAATTCCTTTCAGGCCGTTGTTGCGGACTTCGTTGATGGCGAACTTGTCCTGGATAAGCAGGTCCGCAATAAGCAGGTCGGACTGGTCGCCTTGACCGCGGCGCGGATTGAATGTCGACCCCTTGGATAGGGCAGACCAGTTTTCGGGCGTTACCTCGCCCTCCGGATGACCAATCGTTACTGGCTTCCCGAGCAGACTTGCGAGTGTTTCGGGTGCGAACACCACATCAGGATTGCGCTCAACGACGATCAGTCCGTCTTTTCCTGCTTCAAGGTCGGGCAGTTCTATATCGGCGTATTGCTGTGTTCCGATTCGGGCGACTGGGACCGCCTCGCAAATGAGGAACCCTTCTGGGGTAAATGACTGGTTCGGACCCAACTCTTCTTCGGAGAAAAATCCGGCCGCAGTCACGGAGTCTTTCGTGGGCGAGCGCTTCGTCTTGCACGAATCGCAGTTGCAAGGTGCGGGCATATGGCACAGGCAATAAAAAAGCCCCGACTGAGCGGGGCTTGGTGTTAGGCGGCCTTTGCTTTCGGCCTGACGGGTTTTGTAAGGGCGTCCCGTAACGGCCAGCCCTTGAGTATTCGGAATCGCAGCGTATTCGCCGGGATGCCATGCTGGTGCGCAAGCGTTGCAAGCGGAACCTGTTGACCATCCACTTCAACGAACCTCGTGATGCTGCGGTTCGTCATCTGCGTGTGCGGTAAAGCCCATCGGCAGTTTTCAGGCGAATATCCGAGGTGGTTCTTTTCTCGATCCAGCGAGTGACGCGATGAAGGACGGCGCCCCATGTCTTGCAGGAACGCATCGAACGAACACCATCGCTCACATACTTCGATCCCTCGCCCACCGTAATCGGAGAACCGCCTGTTGCGTGGATTCTGGCAACGATCAATCATCGCTTGCCATGTTTGATATTCCGGCGACTTCTTGCCGCCTGCGATTTCACCGTGAGTGGTATTGGCTTCGATGCTGCGCTCTTGGCTATAGCAACCACAGCTAACGCTAGTGCCGTTTTTCAGGCTAAGTTGGGCAACGTTTCGGATTGTTCCGCACTGGCAACGACAGGACCATTTGCTACGTCCCGATGCCGTTTTCTCCAGTGTGCTGGCAACAACCGTCCATCGGCCATATTGACCGCCGACAGAAATCGACTCATGTATGATACGTGCAGCCATGCCGCTTACCTCCGCAATAGGTAGTGGTGTGGTTAGAGGCCTCGCCGTGTTAGCGCACGTCGGGGCCTCGCTATTTTAATCCACCAATATCGGCTCTGCAAAACATCGGCAATTCCAGATACAGCCTGGATGCGCACGCTCGCCGCTGCGTTCGTCAGCGACAGGTGGGTTATTCCATTGGAAAATCTTGCCGTTGAGCTTCTTGTGATCGCTGCGGACGGTTGAATCGCCCGACGTGCGCCAGATGTACGAGTCGGCGCCGATCGATTCGGCTCGGGCCTGCGTGAGTGTCGTCGCCGTTCGTGCGGTTTCGGTTCGCGCGATCAGGACGGCTCGCGAGGTCGTGACTTCCTCGGTGCGCCGGATTTCCTTCGCAATCTCGGTGAACCGCGTTGAGTCTTCCAGCCCCTCGAGCGTCAGCCTGTGCACCCGCTGTGCCGCTTCGAGCGGAATACTCTGAATCAGCGTGACCTGTTCGGCCAGCAACTGACGCATTACGCGCCCGGTCGGCGCATTGCGAATCTCTTCGCGAAGCCCGCGCGATAGCTCCTTCGCCATCGTCTGCCATGCCTGTTCATCACGCAGCGCAACGTCCATCAGCATGTTGCTGGCGGTTTGCGTCGCCCAGCCTTTGAGCATGTCGGAGTAGGCTTTGAGCAACTGCTCAATGGTCGGTACTTGCGACATGTCGCCGGGCGTGAAGGGCGCGACGATGGAGCCGACCTGTTGCGCTACCTTGCGAAGCTGCAACGCGTATCGCTGCTCGATGCGCTGCGTCTTGACCGGGTTGCGGCTGCGCTTGCGGTCAAGGGTGAGGGTCATTTGCTATGCGATATCTCTAGATGATGGAATCCGACCGGCTTTCCACAACAGTCGCACGAAATTTGTGCTCCGGTGGTCAGTTCACTGCCATCCGCGTGTCGTCCGTGGTTGATGGAGGCCGCCCCATGACTCTGGAAGTGCAGCGGGTCGAATTGAAACGCAACACCGCCGCACGCATCGACACCGCGCACATGGCGAATAGGACTAAATGCCATTGCGCCTCCGTTATTTCTTGCGCCAGCGTTTCAGCCAGTCCAGTGCGGAGCCCGAATCGCCAGTCAGTTTCGACACATCAGGCAAGTCCATCTCGCCGGGTGGCGGGGCGTTCTTTTCCTGCTCTTCAGCTTCGGCAATCTCTTTATCGCTGATGGTGCTGAACATGCCCGTTACAGGCGCCGATGCCTTCAGTTCTTTCATCGCAGTCGATGGCTTGATGATCTGAGCGTCAACTGCCTTCGCCACAGCATCGACCGTCTTGCTGCCGACGTCGGATTTCTCGACTTCGTTCATCTCCTGGAGATTGCGGAATTCGAAGCTGAAATCGTCGGGCAGCGGTTTTCCTAGCGTTGACATCGACAGCACGGAAAGAAGGCGGTGCAGAGCGGTCCTCAACTCCTTTTCCTGCTTCTGCTTGACCTTTTCGTGATACTGCTTCATCTCGCCGTCGCCGGTCGCATTAAGACCTGCAGGCGACTGACCAAAGAGGCGGGTCAGCGGAATGCCTGTTGCGCCAGACAACTGCTGCGCGAACTGAATCAGTACGTCCGATAGGCCAGAGAAGGAATACTGATGCGTGTCGAAATCGTCTTCCGCATCAAGGACCGTTATTCCCTCGTTGGTCTGCGCCATCCGAGTGAATTCGATCTGCGCCTTCAGACCAGCAAGAGCGGGGCCGCCAGCCGCGATGATCGATCGCAAATCCTTGATCTTCATCACGCGCAAGTGGGCTTTGTAGACCAGTTGGCCTGTGCCGACCGTCGCGCTGTCAAACGAAATCAGCCGATCCCACAACGGCTCGAGCACCGACAAGCCCCAGCCGTTCTCCGCGACGCGCTGATAGAACGGCAGGTCCGCCCCTTCCATGCGAATTACACGGCTGTAGTGAATCTTCGCCTTCGGGATCGCTGCGTAATCGGCGATGACGTTGTAGAACATCGGCTTGCCCATGTCGGGACCGTATTCAGTGACAACATCACCGACTGGCGGCGATACCATCCAGCGGTCCAGGATGAGCAGCCCCTTGAACTGACCTTTGCCGACCGCTTCCGGCCGCAACGGCGTCGCCAAGTCTTGCCCTTCAATCAGGATGACTGCGAGTGATCCACCATACAGACGCGCCCACTTGCCGTTCTCGCAGAGTCGATCCCAGATGGCGAGCGTCGTCATCTCGCTTTCGAGCGACGTGATCTCGTCAGGATCAAGGCCAGCCATGTCGATGCCACAGCGGGTCATGTCCTCTGGGATCGCATCAACAGCAGCAGCAACGATCCAAGATCCGCGGTAAGCCGCCTCCAACTGAATACGGTTGCGGCTCTGGTACGTGAGCGTGTAGGTCGACGCCGACGACTGGTTATTCGTGCCCCAGCCCAATTGAGCGGTGGCGTTCGAGAACGAGTCGTTCGTACGGACTGCCTGCGTCACGCCTGCCTTCTGGTTTCGACGTGACTTGGACATGCGCGAGTGAATCCTTGCTTATAGAGGCGCGGGCGCCGAGTAGATTTATCCTGCAAGCGCGGCCCACTGAGCGAGGCCGCCACCAATCAGATGCGAGAACGCGCGAGAGAGTGAGTCGATCTGATCGTCAAAACTGCCGTTCGGGAACATGCGCATTTCATCGATCAGCGCTGCGTTCCAGCTACCGCGGAGCATGACGACGTTGCCAACGTTGACCTGTGCAGCAAAGGGCTCGGCCCGGGTCACCTTGTCGCCCGATTCAGGCGATGTAGTGACCGGATAGCCGACGAGCTCTCGCGTCAGGTAAAGAACCTGTGTCTTGCCTGCCTGTCCAGGATCTTGCGGGATGCTGATCTTCGTCGACACACCGTCCAGCGATGCCGTATTGACCATTGCCGCGTCGCGCTCGTCTGGGCCGACACGAAGGCGCACCATGTCGCCAATGACGAAGCGCCCATCCGGTAGACGGCCAATCTTGCCGCCCGCGGTGAAGTCGCCGTCCGTTGTGCTCGCCAAGTCCCAGCCGCGCACCCATTGGATGTGCCCATAGGGCAGTGCATCGATGACCTGTATCTGATCGGGCTTGAAGATGCCGCCTTCAGCAGGCGCCGGCCGTTGCTGATACTGTCCAGCGAACGTATAGGGCGATGCCGCTTCCATGCGGCGCAATTCTTCGACCGAATGCTTTTCAGGCCATAGAGCCGTGCCGTCGTCCTGCAGGGCAGGGAGGCAGACATGCTCCCATTTCTCGCCATTGCCGCCAGCCAGTAGCCAGCCCGCCAGATCGCTCTCATGCAACCTCTGCATGATCAGAATGATCGGCGTGTCAGGTGAGTTTTTACGGGATTCGAACGTGTTCTGGAACCAGTCGATCACGTTCTGGCGCATCACATCCGAACGGGCTTCGTCTGCCTTGTGCGGATCGTCTATCAGTAGTGCGCCGCCGAAACCGGGCCGATGCTTCCCGGCGCCATAGCCGGTGATCGTGCCGCCCGCGCCGACCGCATACATGATGCCGCCGGCAGTCGTTCGCCACTCGTCCTTGGCATGGCTGTCTTCGCGCAGACCAACGGCCGGGAAGATCGCCTTGTACTCGGCTTCTTGCACCAGCCCGCGAACGTCCCATGAGGACGCTGCAGCGAGGCGCGAGGAGTACGACGTATAGATGAATTCGCTATCGGGCGCATGCCCAAGCGACCATCCGACGAAGTTCTTGACGATCTCGGTCTTTGAGTAGCGCGGCGGAATGTTGATGATGAGCCGCTTGCACTCGCCACGGAACACCCGCATTAGCGCGTCGCAGACTGTCGCGTGATGCTGGGCCTGCTGCCACGTATAGCCGCGGCGGTTGACGAACATCCAGCGGGTGAACCAGAAGAGGTCGGCCATCGACAGCGAACGGTAAGCGCGCCGCTCCTTGTCGCTGAATTCCATGCTAGACCTTGGGTGCTACCGCGTTCTCCTGCAGCACGGATCGGATTTCGTCTACCGTGGCTTGAGCGCCGCCGATCTGGCTGACCGTCACATTGGTAACCGGAGCAACCTGGGCATCTATACCCCACGCCTTGCGCTCGGCTTCCTGCCGGATCTTCAGCGTCTCCGCTGTGATTTTGGCTAGCTTGGCCGATTCGAAGTCTTTCGTGCCGATCGCCGCGTCGACGATCTCTTTGTGTTCGTCCCACTCGTCCCGGTGGCGCTGCACCACATCAGCACGGCGGGTAGCCTCAGCATCAATCGCCTCGGCCTTTTTTTTAGGGTCGCAGGCTGCTACTACCCCTGCTACTTTCTCTGCTACTTTGCGCTGAATGGCCGGCTCAAGGTCTTGCGTCCAACCTTCTGCAGCAATGTGCTTCTGTATTGCGCCTCGGCTTACACCGTGCTTCTTGGCGAGTGATGCCTGACTAGCACCAGCCTCATATTCGGCGCGGATGGTGTCCCAGTCGATATTGCGTGGCATGGCTCAGTTGAATTAATGCCGATCTCTCGGCTATACCCCGCGACCTGGTGGCGAGGTATAATTGACTTCCTCCCCGGCCTAAAGACTGGGGATTCCTACTGCTAGCGATTGAAGTCCCAATCGGGCGATGTTCTTTGCGGCGTTGACATCGCGGTCATGTTCCACTCCGCAATCGCTGCAAGTCCATCGCCTTATTCCAAGCCCTGCGATACCTTTCGGCCGCGAGTCAGGCAGTGAGCCGCAACTCGAACAGGTTTGGGTTGAAAACGCTTCGTTGACCTCTGCGAACACCACGCACTGCCTGATGGCCTTGTACTTGAGTTGTGTCCTGAACATCGTCCACGCGGCGTCGTGCACGGACTTAGCCATGCTCGTTTTCGCCAGCGCTTTCGCGTTCACGTTGCCAACGAAGATTGCTGCATGCTTCTTGACCAGCGCAGTCGTTTCCTTGTGGATCGCATCCTTGCGCTGGTTCGCGATCTTGGCGTGGATGGCTTTCACGCGGCGCTTCTTGTTTGCACGCTGCGCCATGCCCAACGCCTGTTCTGCGGCGCGGTAGAACTTCTTAGGCGCGAACGCCGTGCCGTCGCTATAGGACGCAAGGGTCTTAAGGCCGAGATCAACACCGATAGTCGTGCTGCCATCCGGCACGCGCTTTTCGTCAACCTCTACCTTGACGGCGATATTGACGTACCAACGGCCGCGCGAGTCTTCATTGAAGCTGCCAGCGAGAAGTTCGTACTTCGAGAGCCCATACGAGTCCCACAAGCCGACGTCAATACCGTTGAATCGCAGTTGTCCGCCTCTGTAGTTGGCAGCGCCTTTCTTAAATGGCACCCAGCCTAACGAGTACTTCGGCGACTTGCGATCACTTACACGCCAACTCAGTTTCTGGCGCTTGGCCTGCTTCAGGCGCGTGGCAAACTCCTCACACGTCTGCTGCACAGTCGTTGAGCCTACCGTGACGCCTTCACACTTAACGAATCCGGCAGTGAGCTTCTGTAGATCAAATCCGGAAAGCCAGACCTTCGGACGGTTGCAGTAGCGCTTCAAGCTGCGGTACTGGGTCTCATTGCAAAAGTTCCAAACCGTATTCACGTCGCGCGCCATCGCAAGCATCGCCTTGGCGTGCTTGTCCTTGATGCGCAACTTGAGAGTTTTGGTCGTTTGCATAGCGAAATTATACCGCCTCAAACATCTCCGGACACACGACGTTGCGTGCGACCTGGCCAAACTTCTCGTGATACGTGATGATCGACGCAGCGCGATCGGAGATCCATCCACCGCGTGCGGCGTAGGCGTCTCGAGCAGCGAGAGTAGGGTGCTGAACGACCGTCATGCCGGCGTATTCCTTCTCGTCAACGTGATGGCGGTGGCCGCAATGGGCGAAGCGCTTGGTCGTCGCGCCCCAGACCTTCGGGAATTGCGCTGCGAACAGCATCGGCAATTGCTCGTTCTTCACCTTATGACCGTGGTGGAAGGCGAGCATCGTCTCTCCGTGCTGATACACGTAGAACGGCAATTCGGAGTCGGTCACGCTCAGTCGCGGCTCGTTCTCATACAGTGCGGCGAACATGTGGCGCATCCAGACCGAGCCAGATTCGTCGTGATTTCCTTCGCAGATGATCAGGTGCACTTCCTCGTGTTTGGCCAGCGCGTGGTCGATCAGCCGACGAATCACGCGGATTGCTGCGCCAACGATCTTGGAGAATCGGCCGTCAGCATCTAGGACATGATGGTGAGCTGGGGTAACCGGCAAAAGAGAGTCGACGTGCAGCTGATCCCCTTGGAGACACAGCACACACGTCTTTGCTTTAGGCGCCGATTCAATCATGTGGATGAAGCTCGCCAGCAACAGATTCTCGGCGATCTTCAAATCCCAGTTCGCTCCGCCTTCGCGCTCCCACGCAAGCATTCCGATGTGGTAGTCCGAAAAAACGGCGAGATTGCAAAGAGCAGCATCCGTCTTATCAGGGCCGGGCGCCGCCTTCACGCGCGGCAAGGTTTCCGACATCGCCTCGCAGGCAGCTCGAAAAATCTCCTGCTGACGCGACGGGTCGATCTCGCTCTTTACCCACTGCGCCGCAATGCCGTCGTCGGTGTACATCGTCGACACGCCGCGGACCCGAAACCCATCCGGCACGGTATGCGTCATGTCGTGCGTCGGCGAGTAACCCTGTTTGGCCGCCCGCTTCTCCAGACTCTCCAGAGCGCGAATCAGAACGCTGTGGTGGATGCCTAGCGCCTTGGCTGCGTGGGTGGGCTTGCCGTGCTTCTCGACCGCGTCGAGGAATTCCTTTTCACGGCTATCGGCGAACTCACGTAATCGTGGGTCGTACTGTCGAGCCATGAAATTCCCCTCTTAGTCGTTAAGCCGCGGGCTGAATTCCCCGCAAGTTTGTTCTGGTGCCGTTACGGCGAATGTGCTGCATTGCATCTGCTCGCCAATGTCATAGGTCACCGCTGGCGGATAGCGCCGGCAGTACCAGACTACATGGTCCTGATCTTCGACAAACCATGCATGGCGACAATGCCCGCAGGTTGATGTCGGTTCTTCGACGATGACAACGGTCTTTTTCCTTGCCATCGACGCACCAAATAAAAAAGCCCGGGCCTTTCAGCGCGGGCAGAGTAGCCAGGGGAAGCTACTAGCGAGGAGAATTGGTGGATGGTTTCGGATTCGAACCGACAAGGTCGAAACAACGGATTTACAGTCCGCCCTCGCTACCAATTACGAGACTACCCATCCGTAGAAAGCTACTAGTCGCGGTCCACATGGCGCCTTGGCAGTCTATCGACTCGCGCGACCGACGATATTCGCCTTCAATGGAGCGGCCTAGCATGCGGCTGCGCGCCAAGCCACTAGGCCAAAATTCGACGCGCTCCATTGAAAGCCGTCCGTTGTGCCGCAGGGGTGGACGAAGCCCGAACGCTATCGGCCTTGGCCAGTTACGAGTTCTGGCGCTGCTCTATCTTTGCAGCCGGTTTGGCGCGTCGCTCGGCATCCTGCGGATGGATGCAGTGCTCTACGACCCGCAGTACTGGCGGGCGGCGGCGGAATCGAACCACACCCGGCTCGGATTTGGAATCCGTCCTGCGCCCTGCGCTACCACCCTTGTTTCTTCGTATCCGCTCGTACCTAAAACGCCGCTTTACAGGCCGTTTGGGGTGTTGGCGTATCCGATCGGGTACGGGACTCCGCCGCCCGTATCAAGCTGCCACGCCGACCGTAGCTGGCGGCGGAGCAGGGGGGCAACGAGCCAGTTTGCGCAACTCATCCAGCCGCGCGATCATCGAAGCCCTGAGCGCCGGATCGATGTTGCGCATGCGCTCGAGATCCAACTCCAGGCTGTCGATTAACTCTTGAACATTCATTGCTTACTCGAATTCTGGCCGGATATCCGGCAAGAGACACGTTGCATGTCTGCGGGCGGGTTACAGCTCTCGAACGGGCTGCGGCGGGGTGAATAATGCTTCAGCGGCTTTGCGCGCTTCCGACCAGCCAGGCTTAACGGTCAGCGTTCTGCGCTTCTCGGCGCGCTTCTGTTCGTTGGCCTGTTGTGCCTGCTTTTCCTCAAGCACACGCTCGGGGTTCCCGTACATTCGGGATTCGAGGGGAGAGGGGAAGCGCATGACGGAGCCGGAAATGAAAAAGCCCGCGAGGCTTTCACCTGGCGGGCTTCTGGAAATTCAGGGCGAGTTTTACCGCTCGCTGCGGAAAATCTGTGAGCCTTTCGACTCTACTGTTCGGATGTCCGTCCCGTTCGGGACGAAACAACCACTACTGAACAGTACGGGCACAGTATATACCATATCTAGCGCTACGCAACAACTTTTTTACTAGATTTTGCTGCCTCGTCCATTTCCGCTCGAACATCCGCCGGAATTTGCCATTGCGAGACATACCAGCAATTCTTCATGTCCGGGTAGGTGGCCTCAACATTGTCAATCAGGGCGTCGCGGTGTGCTTGAAACGCCTTCTGCGCGTCATTGCGCGCTTGCTTCTTCGACTCAAGGGACAGCGAATATTGGTTCTTGGTGCGCTCAAGCCTCTGCTGCAATAACATGATCTCGCTCTCGATGACCTCGCATGACTCGTTGCGATTCCGCCATTCTCGGTCCATTGCTTCTACGGCCTCATCGCGCTGCTTGGCGAATACGGATTCCTCAGCCACCTTTTCTGCGGCTTCGCGTGCCGTGCGATAAGCGCGATGACGCGCGGTATAGGCGCGATCACGGACCTTCTGCGCCGCCTTGTTAGCTGCCTTTTGTTCTGGCGTAAGTTTGCTCATGCAACATCCCTCATTAGTGCGCTTACCTTTCCGCCCGTCGCCGCAATTGACGCCATCATGCACGTCATCACCTGGTCAAATTTTTTCTGGTGGTTTCGGGCGAAGTTTTCAACCGGCAGACCGGCAGCCAGAGCGCGTTCGCTGTCCGAGTGAAACTTGACGCCAGATCCGTTGCATTTCCCGCACTTGTCATAGCGAGCGCCATTCAGGATCAGGCCGGTTCCGTTGCAATGGACACAATTGTCAAGCACCCACTCTTTGACGCACGCTGTCGCCAGCTTCGTCGCGTAACTCAACTCCACCTTGAGCGAGCATTTCGCCTTGTGGGCCAGTAGATGAATCGCGCGCTTTCCGGCTGCCGCGTCCGATCCAAACTTGAACCGGAATAGGGCGGCGCCAAGCGGATCAGAAAGACCCATTGCCGTGAGGCGATCCACCGACTTTACTTCTCGCTCATTCCAGGCGAGATTCGAACTTCTGACGTCGCTTGCGTATTTGTCTTTGAACATCATGTCCCCGCTTGCGTTCCGATGTTTGCGAACTCGCCGTGATAGATCTTTGCAGCCTCTACGTAGGCAGCATTTGCTGCCTCGGCTGTTGCGAAATACCCCAATCGAATGTATTTTTCTGGCGCTCGAATGGTTGCCGTCCACTTGCCGTTCGCCGCGTGGAAATATACCCCCTTGTACCCAGATTTATTTCTGCTGTTCGGCCCAACGTTGCAATGGTTCTGGGAGGGGCTGCATATCCGCAAGTTTGATCGCTGATTATTAGCCTTGTTGCCATCAATGTGGTCAACCTGCCTTTTGTCGCCCACATCGAGCCCCAGCAACACTCGATGCATCGATACAACCTTTTTCTTTCCGGGGTGCTCGTGATTCTTCAGAGTCCTTTGAGCGTATCCCTTGCCATCGCTGCTCCACTTATGGGCAGACAATGCCTCAAAATCTGCATCATCAACCAAAGCGACGAGGCCCCGGCTCAGTGGAATTTCCTTCATCACAAACTCCATCTAGAAGTGTGCATTACGTAGTCCTTATTTTATCATAAAGGTGGCGCCTGCACCTTATTTGGAGCGCTGTCAATCCTCAATTTTGCGATTATTCTTCGAGCCCCGTTGCGCCCATGAACGAGTAGTTCACGCCGTCATCTTTTGAGGGCGAGGCGGGCACATCTGGTACGGGTCGATCCCGCCACTTCCTGTTGTGCTTCGTCGGCGCCACATACCGCGGACGGTGGAGGAGGTATAGACCAACCAGTCCGCACATGGAGGCGACACCAAGGGCGTAGCCGACTATCAAGCCGGGGACGAATGGACTCATAGTCCCTCCAGCAGGCAAGCGCCATCAAACGCCTCTGCGACGGCCTCATCCGCTGATTTGCCTGCGCTGTCGCTCCACCATCCGTCATAGATGTAGCAACCGTCAGGTGCAGTAACTCGGATATACCAGTCTCCCATTGGCTCTAATTCGACCCAAATCAGATGGTCGCGCCAATCGCCGCAAACCTCGTCGGGCTCATCAATGCTTACACTTCCTTCTGTTCGAAGGCGTTCTATTGGTGTCGATGTGGTCATGACTGCTCCCTTTCGCGCGTTTCGAACCACGCATCCAGTTTCTTGATGTACTCGTCGTGCGTCGGGCAATCGCTCACGCTTAGCCTGTATGTATAGCCGGAGTCATAGCCGCCGCTGGTGCATGTGCGGCTGACATCTCGGGCAGCAATCTGATTCGACAGGTTGAACAGGGCGGAACAGAGCGAATCGATGTCGTCCGCCTGTAGATCGAGGGTGAATTGGACGGCGCGCTTCGGTGTGTCCGATCGCTCGTTGAGTCGCAACTCTTCTAACTCCGCCACCACCTTTTCATACTCCGCGTAGAGACAGAAGATGCCGTCAGGGCGTTCTGCTGCACTTGTGCCGTATCGTTTGATTTGATGGGTCATGCTGCCTCCTTCTCTGCGTATTCCTGCACCCGCACCGCAACATGCGGAACCGCCCCGTATTGCTTCACGATGGTTGCACTGACGATCAATTTGTCGTCTTGGTACACGATTCCATTCATCGCGTCTGCGATCGCCTTGCACACGTTGTCCAGATCGGGCTTGACAGTGGCACCAATCAGGCCACGCACGGCGAGGTCCTGGCGCTTCTTCGACCAACTCGACGGAATCGGCATGTTCATCGTCAGAAGCAGGGCAACAGGGCGCTTCATCGGCGCAGCGCCGGCCATCGCCTGAGCTGCTGCCAGCCTGACGAGGTTTTCGTAGTTCGCCGTCTTCTCGGGTGTATGCACGCGGACATGCGCTCCGTGACGGGAGAACTTCGGGCGCCCTTTGCCGACCGGAACGCCGGGGACGTTGAAAGCTATGGTTGTCACGCTTCCTCCAGTTCAAGATTCATCTTTCTGGCGCGGACCGGAACCCATTCGGCGTAGGCGCGATCCCACACGTCGAACTTGTATTCCCGCGTCGCGGCGCCCTGGTCAATAAACACATGGCACGCGCGGCAACCTGGAACGGTGAACTCGTGTTTCGCCTTGATGCCCATTCCTTTGCCATGTCGCGCCTGATTCGAATGGCATGGCACCACCGTCGAAGGGTCATGCAGGCACACACCGAACACGTTCAGATAGCAGCGCTCGTCGCGGCAAGCCTCTAGATACTTCGACCCCTCCGCGATGGTCGGGCGCTTAGGCTTACTCGTAAGCGTCGAGCGCTTGGGATTGGCCCGCAATTCGGCGCGCCAGTCCTTCGTGTCGGTCGGTGAGCTTCTCCAGGAGCCGCGCTGCATCGGAGTTTTGCGCTTCAGTTCGGATCGTTTCATTTCCATTCCGTCCAGTGCTTTCCGCAATCAAGGCACTCGCACGCCGTCCAGTAACGGTCATCGGCGGCGCACCAATTGCCGGTGTCGCTCTTTGGCGTGCGGCGCACGCTGGACGGTGTATGCGGACAAAACGCGCGCAAGTCGCTCATATCCTTCTGCGCGGTAGCCAACCGTTTCTCGATTTGAATTCGTTTTTTGGCGATAGGTGTCATGAAAACTCCTTCGCCAGCGTCTCGTACCCGTGCGCCGCGGTCTCAGACCACAGAACCTCGTTCTCGGCACCGAAGGCAAATAGCCATTCAATGAAGGCGCTTGCCTCCGCTTTACGGAACCCGCGTGTCTGAACGCCAAGCTGCACGATCCCTGTGCCGTCTAGGCTCGGCACCACCGATCCGCTGTTGTGTAGCGGCGTGCCCGCTACCTTCATGTCGCGCACGAACTGGTCGACCAGCAGACGCTTCATATCCTCGCGATCCCAGTGGCGGCCAAGCAATGGCACCTGAGCTGCGATGTCACCGATCATCGCGTGATAGCGGGCTTCCTGATCGCGGGACTTCGGTGCGGGCTTGACCTCGCATACGAACCCGTCAGGCGCGTTGATGACGGCACGGCTTGCCATCTGGCGGGCTGTGGGGTGGACGAGGCGGAATGTCATTTTTTCCATGTCGCCTCACTGATTTCTAATGCCGAAATCGCCGTGATGCAGCAACGACGCGGCGTCATATGCGGCACCTGCCGCTTCAGCGCTATCGAAATACCCGAGGGCTTTGTGCCTGCCGCCCACGCGGATGCTTGCGACGTACTTTTCTCGGCTCTCAACGAAAACCACGCCCCGCGGCAAACCACGATCCGCCTTGCGCATGTTTTGGGTATTTTGTGCAACCGTACTGAGGCGCAGATTGAACCTGCGGTTATTCAATCCTTCATGGTCGGCATGGTCCACGTGCCGATCATCGGGCGCATTCAGAATGAGGCGGTGCATCAGAAGCACGACTTTCTTCCCATCGACCGTCGGCGTTCGAACGGCATAGAACGTGTCTTCGAAGTGCTTGCGCTCCGACTTCATCGCGGCCCATCTAACCCGGCTAACCAGCGGGTAATCCGCGTCGTCAACCAAGGCGAACTTATCTCGCGTCAGCGGGATGCGGCGGAATGCTCCGCGCTCATCATGCTCGACAGGCGGCTCATAGAACTCGCTCTTGATGCCGTGATGGTCGATGTGCGCCTTCACGAATACCCTGTGAGCCTCTTCAGCCGTGTCATAGTTGCCAAGCGATTTGGCGGCCCCATCGAAGCGGATGCGCGCCATCCATTTGCCGCCCTTAGTCGGATAGACACCGACCAAATGTGTTTTTCCTCCTCTCACGCCTTCACCTCACTAGCCAGATACTCCGCAGTAGCCGTCGACATCAGCGCATCCATTGCAGATTCGAGCGCGTAGAGCAGCTCCATTGAGGCTTTCGTCCGGAAACCTTGCGCGCTCGCTTCCTCTACCTTGCGGGCGAGGGCTCCGACTTTCACTACGTATTCAGATGAGTTGGTCATTCTGTTTTCTCCGTTAGCCCGCGCCACGTTTGTTGTTGATCAATCAGGGAGTTTCCGAGCGGCTTATCCATCCATTGAATTCCGCTCCACCAGATGCGCCAGTCGTAAGACCATCCACAATCGAAGAACTGGGCGTCATACCACCCGACGTGCGCCGGCTTGATTGAAGGCGGGAACCAGTCAGTCACCATTGGCTGGCTCCGGTTGTGCTTGTGCCGCCAGAGCGCGGCGCTGTGCGTCCATCAAAATCCGCGTGAACTTGTCCACTGAGCAGAAGATCCCTGCATCCGCCATCAGCGACAGGATTTCCTTGTGGCTCATTCCGGCGACGAGTTGGGTGGGCTCTTTCAGATCGTTGCTCATGCGGCAACCTCCAGTTCGTCTTCTTTCGTGTCGGTCAGGTGGATGTAGACGCGGCCTGGTTGGCCGGCAGGCGCATCTATCAGTCCCAGCAACGATGCAAAAGGATTGACCCTCTTCGACCGAATGCAGGTTTTGTTGGCGCGACGCCGTGCTTTCGTCGCCTTTATTTTTTGCGCGTTCGTGTATGGCTGCGGCTTAACGGCGTTCTCACCTCGACCCAGCGCATAAACGGCGATCGGACTGCCACCAGTCGGTCGACGACGCCACTCGATAACATGAGTCTTGCCGCGCTTTCCGGGCTTCGACAATTTGAGTTGATGGCAGATTGCCGACTCGGACAAACCCGTTGACTTCATCAAGTCTGATGTCGTCGCCGGGCCTTTTGCCAATGCGACCTTGATCTGATCCCACGCGTAGGCAGGGACACCGCGATCAGAATGCCGCCGGGGACCCAGCTTAAGGCGCCTTTTCGCATACGTTGATGCTGCCGCGTAGGTTCGGTTATCGAGGAGCTTGAGACAACTTTTGAAGTTTCCTTTGCCCAGCCATGCGTCACGCACGATCTCGATTTCCTCTTTGCTCCATGGCCGGTTCATGCTGCCTCCTGAAGTTCGCACTCGGACGCGGCATACATGTGCCCCTCGTTTGCCCGCTTGATAATCGCCTGCAGGACAACCTTGATTTCGGCGCGTGTCGCCAGAGCGCACTGTTGATCGTGGATCTCGAGAGCAGCACGCATGGCTTGAATGCCGGCACCGTCGAATGCCCACTTACCGGTTCTGTCTGCCCGGTACTTCGCGGACATGAGGGCTTCCATTGCAGCCTTTACTTCGGGGATGAACTCTTCCCCGTAGCCTTTTTCCGCAAGCACTAGCGCGACGTTCAATGACCCGGCGAGTACGTACCAATCCTCTTCACTGCCGCGCTTGAGCATGTTTTCGAAGGCGATGTGATAGGCGAGGCCTAGGTCGCGCTGCTGATCGTCAGTCAGGGGATTGGCGTCACGGCGCTTTTCGGCGTTGACCGCAATCCGGGTCAGGAAACGGTCTGGGTTGTACTTCTTCCCGCGCTTTGATTTGCTTGTGGGCATCACGCCACCTCTAACTGAAGACCGGGCTGACGCAGACGGTCGCGCTTAGCCTCTTTTGCAGCCTGATGTTCTGCGCGGTGCTCTTCGATGTGTTCGGCTCGAGTCATTTCCTGAAGGTTGCCGATCGCGTCGTTGAGTGAATCGCGGTCCTTGTGATGGACGACATTGCCTTTCTGCACTTTTCCGTGCGCCTGTTCGTAGACGTACACTGCGTTCAACTCCCATTTGTTCGGCATTGCGACCTTGATAAACCGGCGCGGCTTGCCCGCTTTGTCGACGCGAATGGTCGTTGATCCAACAGGCATCAGGCGATTGCTTTCGCGCCCCTTCTTGAACTCAGAGTGAGGACTGAGGTGGATCCCCTTGAGATCCTTATTCCAAGGAACAAAACCGGATTTGAATGTGCCGCCCATGTTGTAGCCAGTGGCTTTGCGGAACACGTGATAGCAAGACACCGTGCAGAATCGAATTGGCTTTGAGCCCTGCTTGTCGCGCACGAACGGAGTGCCGCATTGTTCGCATTTGAAGTGAGCCATTACGCAACCTCCATTAACAAGTCACCCTGCCGTTGACGATCCGCAAAAAGCTTTTGATACTCATGTCTAAGTTCACATCCAGCGAACCTGCGCCCGAGCAATTCAGCGGCAATTCCAACGGAGGAACTACCCGCAAACGGGTCAATCACGATTCCGCCAGGCGGCACCGAATAGCGGATCAGCGGGGCGATGATGCCCAGCGGTTTCTGTGTGGGATGCAGCGCGCTGCCGTGCTCATTCGCAATCTCGATCACACTCGTTTGCAGGCGCGGGCCACCGTCTTCGCTAACGTAATGGCCGGCGTCGATATGGCCGGTGTGCGTCGGCCTCGTCTTGCGGCGGACGGTCTTGGCCGTCGCGTCGTTCGTGAATTGGGGGTCTTTGTAGACGTCTCCCCAAAGGCCGCGATAGAACTGCACAGCGTGCTCATGAACGCGACGGAAGCGATCGTTCTGAAAACCGGTCCCATTCTGCTTCTGCCAGACGATGTCTTGGGCATACTTGAAGCCGTGCGCCTCCATCTCGTCGAACAGCGTCACGAGAAAGCGCATGCTGCCAAATACCCAGATAGATGCGGCAGGCTTCAGGACGCGCGCTACCTGCACGATCCAGCCCTCGCAGCGTCGATCCCACTCCAGCGACGTATCGCCATATGGCGGATCAGTTATGCAAGCGTCGGCGACGCCAGCGGGCCACGCGGCCATAATTTGACGGCAGTCGCCCGCATGGCATTTACCTAGCCATTGAGGACTACTATCGGACACGTCTTCAGTTCTTTCACTCATCCCGTCACCCCTTACCGTTTCCTGTTTTCCCAGAGGGCCAACAATCCCTGTTTCACCTGTTCCGCTTCCTCGGCATTTGTCATCGCGAGGTTTGCTATGTAAGCCCGGCGTTCCTCAAGACTCCAACCGGCGATTTCTTCGAGTACTTCTGCTAGTTGGGCGGGAGTCATTCGAAGCCCTCTCTCACTGGGTTAGTTGCCAACGTCTCCAGAACATCCATGAAATACGCATCCATTACGATGCCTTGCTCATGAATCCGCCCCAGTAGGTCTTGAGCTGCGCGCTTGATTTGTTCCACTAGTACTGGATCCGGGGTCATGCGTGCCTCGCTGCGTTCTGCATGGCCTTAAGTGTTTCCATGGCCCGGAAGATCGGCGGGGTGGGTTCTTTCCCGATGAGCGCCCAGACAGCGTTTATGCGCGATCCATCGATTTTTTCGACAAGACTGCGGTTAAGGAGGCGCTCCATCGACTGAACTACGCTGTCAGCGCTCGTGTCGAGATGCAAAGCGATTTCCGTTGTCGTCGCGCCAAGGGGTCTAGCCTTGAGGAATTCTGTGATTGCAGCCAGGTTTGAGGTGCCGATCATGCTTCTTTCCCCGTCACGTTGAAGATTGCCTGGCGGGCGATATTCAGCTTGTTCAAAGGCACTTTCCCGGTACGTTTTTCCTCGTTGAGGATCTGCTGCGCCCAATGGATGCTAGGCCCGCGAGGTGCGCGCTTGAATGCTTCGGACGCGCCCAGTTCTTCAAGACGCTGCGCTCCGTATTCGCGGGTCGACTCCGCTGCACCCGGGGCGGGCAGAGCGGCAACTCGCGCCGGCACCGGCAGCACCTCGCCCTCCAGGACTTTCTTGAGGGCCGATTCAAAGCGCGGCTTGATGCTCGAAAACGACTGACTGATCATGTCAAACTCGCCGACCTTGGCAGCCGCCCAATAGATCGCCGGGTTGCTCCAGACGTCGCGGCCATGCTGACGCTTGCGCATCTGTTCGATAGCCTCGTAGATCGCGGCGTCAACGTTGATCTGCGGCTTGCATGCCTTCAGGAACTCGGTGATCGACGGCGGCCAGTCGTAGGTCTTGCGGCAGACCTTCAACCCGTCTGAAATCATTTGCGGTGTCAGACCTTCCTCATCGAAAGCTTCCGCCCACGATTCACGCCAGTTCGAAATCGCCTGCTCGCTTGCAAATGCGGCACGCCAGCGGTTCGGATAGGCGCCATCGAAGCGGTTGAACAGGTGATCCATGAGGGATATCCCCAGCTTCGGATGCTGCTCAAGCCACACGCTTTGCTTAAACGTCGATGATGTCGTCGGTGCGTTCATGGTTGTCGCTCACTCTGTTTCGATTCACGAAGGCGACAGGGTCAAACTTCTGCGCTGCTCCGCGTCCCGGAGCTTTCGCCCCACTAGCTTTCAAACCTGATGCCTCTTTTGCCCATCTTTCGATGATCGAAAGGATGTAGCCAGCAGCAATGCGTTCGTTAGGCTTCGATCTCTTTGCCTCCTCGCAAGCTGCCCTCACTGTCTCCGGAGGAACACCCTGGCCGGCAAGGGAAACGATTCTGGGATCGGCAGGGTTCGCCTGTATCCCGAATTCACGCATCACTCCCGTCAGTTGTCCCGCGCGTACCGGACCTTCACTTTCGTCGCTCGCGCTACGTACGGTTGAACTACTACTACTTAAACCGGTACTGGTTCCGGTTCCGGTACTGGTTCCGGTAGCGTCTCTCCCACCGGACTCCCACGTCCGTCCGGTGTCCGTCCCATAGTCGTCCCATGGTTGTCCAGTGTCTGTCCCGTGGGACATCCTTGGGACTCCTGATGCTTCCGCCGCCTTTCTTTCGGCATCCATCCGCGCTCTATACTCAGCCTTGCGTTTTCTCTCTCCCTCCTTGCGGCCCATCATGTCGTTCACGCGCTCAGTAATCGTGTCGTGATAAAGGCGGCCATCCTCTGCAAGCCACCATCCGCGCATCAAGACGTCTTTAACCTTCTTGAATGCGGCGGTCTTCATGCCAAGCCTCGCTGCGATTAACGCTTCTTCTGCCGGCATGGAGCCGCACGGCACTTGCTGCCAAGCCACCGCCCACAACATAAGCAACCACGGACGATGGTCGGGAGAAGCAAGCGCCCATGTATCCGACTGCATCACGCGCTCGAGATCAAGCTCGAATCTCCATCCCTTGGCGCGCGTGTCGGCCGGATACGGTACGGGCCTTATTTCACTCACTCAATCGCTCCACGTCAGTCCTGCAGTTTCATCGTTTTCATCTCACCCCCTGAGACAAACAATCACAGCCACCACCGGCAGCACACACAGCACCGCCAGACAGATCCCGAACGTGACTGGCGATGCCATTACGCGGTCCTTCAGGGAGACGTTCTGGCGGGCCATGTAGGCGTCCCATTGAGCGCGTGTGAGTTGATCGCGGTCGTAGAGGGTCATGCGGCCCTCAGCGCAATGACTTCTTCCATGATGGTCAGCTTCGCTTGCCGCGAGAGCCACTGCTGTACTCCCCAGTTTCCGACCGCGCACGCCCAGGCATTCAGGCGCTCTGCGGGGAGATCGCGCCGCGAGGGCTTGTCATCTGCCTGCAGATAGTCCGAAACATGCGGGGGATAGCAACCGATTCTTTCGGCGAGGGTGCGCTGAGTCATGGGCTTGATTCGGCGGTGCATCCATGAGACGCGAACAATCTCGCGATACGTGACACACGCGCCGACGACATCGTCGGGCAGAAAGGCTGGGGCGCTTACTACACCGCCCATCAGCGCTAGATCGTTCATTTAATTCACCCTTTAGCGAAAAGTAATCGGATTACCAGTTGAAGTACCAGTTGGAACTAGGGCCAAATTGAGGCGCCGCTAAGGACGCCTAATCTCAAACCGAATATGAAACCGTCACATCGACGCTTGAGTCTACATATCGCCTTCGCCCGTCTCGCCGCCGGGATTGTTCTGGACGTCGTCGGACGCCGCAGCGTTATCAACGGCATCCTTGGTCTTGATCTCCCGGTCCTTGTTCGTCTCGTAGAAAAAGGCGATCAGCTGGGCCTTGGTAAAATCCGCCCCGAACTGAACGCAGGCGGCGTACAACCTTTCCATCCGCGTCGGGTTTGGGATTTTCCTGGCGTATTGCCAGTGCGATTCGATGTTGCCGACCGTGGTCTGAGCAGCAGCGGCGAAGCGCTTCTTCGAATCCGCGTCTAAAGAGCGGTAGAAGCTTTTGAAATCAGCGGGTTCGATGGTGTCCATGCGAACCATTATGTATTACCCGCACGGTAGTTGCAAGAACTTTGTTACCCGTGCGGACGTTTTACCTTTTGGGTAAGAACTGGCCTAATGCTGACCATGAAATCGATCGAGGATATGCGTCGCGAGAATCTCGCAGTCGTGATTGAGCGGCGCTGTAACGGCAATCAAACTGCGGCGTCCGCTCGTCTTGGATATGAGCGCCCGACGCTGCTTAACCATTGGCTCGCCGGCCGCAAAAAGATGAGCAGTTCATCAGCGCGCAAGATCGAAGAGGTCTTCGAGCTACCGGCGAACTGGATGGATGCCGAGCACGATTTGGGATCCATCGATGTCGTGATGAGCGCCCCAGATGGGCTCGTTCTTGTTCAATCGAAAACATATCCGGACGATACACTTAATGAGGTCAAAACCACCTCACCGCAACGGCTTAAAGCTTCGATCGGAATGCAGGGCATTACCGCAGAGACGCTTGCTAGCGTGACGGGAGTGGGTATTGATGTAGCGTCGCAATGGCTAGCCGGCGAGGGGCCGGAAGTATCCGTTGCGCAAGCGGTGGCGCTGCAGAACACTTACGGAGTCAATGCTGTCTGGCTGACAAAGGGGAAGGGAGAACCCGGCGTCGCGGTACGTTGGAATGACGAGTACCGCCCGATTCCCATAACAGGTTGGAAACCGATTCCGGTGGTTGGCATGGCGCAGTTAGGGGACAACGGTCATTGGTCGGATCTTGAGTACCCGGTTGGGCACGGCGACGGATATGTCGACTTCCCGTCGCGCGATCCGAACGCATACGCACTCAAGTGTGTGGGCGACTCAATGCGTCCGCGCATCAGGGACGGCGAATTCGCGATCATCGAGCCCGGTCACGCGGTCGAGCCGGGAGACGACGTCCTTGTCAAATCGAAAGATGGGCGCGTCATGATCAAAACCTTCCTGTACAAGCGAGCTGGCCGCATTCACCTCATCTCAATCAACGAAGCTCATCCGTCGATGTCGTTTGCCGACGATGAGATCGAGAAGATGCACTACGTCGTAGCTACCACCAGGCCGTCCATGTGGCGCCCGGGATGACGCCGCCACTACACGCAGGACAACGAGAACCGCTAAAAACCACAAATACGGGGTGAACAGAAGTGTCGGACAGTGCTGTACGCAAGTTAAGCTTTTACTTGAATTTTATCGCTGCCAACAGCATACTGTGGGTGTCACCGGCGAAAGCCGGCTTGAGTCTGTCGCATCTTAGGTGCGGCAGCGGCCCGGATAGGCGATTCCAAGCTAGCCCGGGCGTCTGATCTAAGCCCCCGATAATTCGGGGGCTTTTTCTTATCCCTATGGCTCTTCCTTACATACCATCTCGGGGCGAGATACTCGTTTGCGATTTCAATACGGGCTTTCGAGAGCCGGAAATGGTGAAGCGTCGCCCGGCGATAGTTGTTTCGCATAAGAGCAGCCATGGGCGGCGACTGTGCAGCGTTGTTCCCATCTCCACGACCGCACCAGTCCCCGTCAAGCACTGGCATTACGCTCTTCCTCACGTCCAGATACCTGGATGGGAACCCAAGGCCACGATGTGGGCGAAGTGCGACATGCTCGCGACGGTCAGCTTTGATCGCCTGACGAAGCCCTACAAAAAGACTCAGCATGCCGGCCGCAAATACATAGGCGTGTTCCTCTGTGAAGAGGACATGGAAGCAATCGACGCATGTCTGCGCGCGTATCTATCACTGTGAGCGGTCTTTAAGAGAACCCGGCCCCGCGCCGGGCTTTTCATTTCCGCCGTAAGGCGAACCCCTCCCGCCAAAGCACTGCGCCTACCGCAGTCAGCAGCGCTATATCCTGCGCTGGCAACCTCTCCCACGCTCCCGAAAGCCATCCGGCAAACCCGGCGCATGTGTCGTCCAACGAGAAGTCCGCTCGACCCTCGGCATTCAGCCGCTCGAACACTGTGATCACGTCGTCTGCAGTCATGGTCATCCCCTCGGATGCTTCCAGTGTAGTGCGCGAAAGCACGCAATCCGACCCGTCTATTGTTACTACCGCACCGGTAGATAAATACAATCGCTTCTACTACCCTGTGGGGCTTTGCTTTCTATTACCCGTGCGGTAGTATTCTCTCCATGCCAGCAGTAACCACCAACCGGAGAGAGTCATGGAACAGCAACCGATCTTCAAGGGCTTCGACGAAGAAGGCTTCGCAGTGTTCGAACTCCCGTTCCAACTCTAACCAACTGCCTTGATGGAATCGGAATGCGCAGGCTGATGCGCCAAGGTCGCGCGGCATAAGCACCTTGCTACACGAGAGCCGCAAAACGTAGATGCCGGATATCACAGCACCGGCCCGATTCCATGAAAGCAGTACCGCAGTAGAGGAACACAGGCGCATGGCGTCGCCTGGTGGGGCAAACGATCTTTAACAACGCAGATGGTTTGAGTTTGATCAGTGCTGGCGCTGATGTCAGCAACGTCGAAAGCGGCCGCAGAAATGCGCGCTGTGAGGTCATTCGAGCGGATAGGGTCCGTACCAAGTAGACGCCAAGTGACGTACACCATGCTGGTAGGCCGCCAGAAGAATGTCGGGAATGAACGGCGTCCCGAGTCGGTGCCAGCCCTGATCACATTCGAACCACTGCAACGGAAGATGAATAGATGCCGCAAGGCATCCTGCCCTTGGCCGTGACGGCAGAAGCAAAAGTCACGAAATGCCCTGCAGATGACGGGGTTCCGAAAGGCGCGCAAATCGATCGCGAGGTAATCGGTAAAACCACGCGGCAGTTGGAGCCGGCTCGCCGGGAGTAGTCAGCGCCGCGTGGATTGCAGTTCTTACGAGAGGGCATGCACTCCCAACAAAGTGCAATTGCGCGAAACCGCTTGGCCGACCGATCTTAGCGGCGGCATCAAGGCGACGCTAGCTGACGAGACACACTCCCTGATAGTGCTGTGCCTTCTCCTAAGAATTGCAGTAGAGCAGAGGTCCCCTCGATGACGACTGAGCGCCCACCTGACCGGGAAACAAGTACGTCCGACTTGCCGCCGTTAGCGGCTCTGAATTGCAGCAGTACCGAGCAGAGGGAATACATCGAAACCCAGCATGACTTGAGAATCTGTGACCTGCGCAGGCCTAGACGGAGGATCGGGAAGCAATAGTGCGAAATTGCGATGTTGACGGCCGGGAATAGACCGGCACTCTCAATGAAGGCGACTTCCGTTGCGGACACACGGCGGTGAACAGACTCCCGGAGTAAGTCGCCTTCGCTGAGAGTTGCAAGCGTTTTTAGTGGAAGGTAATGCGCAGGCTGATGCGCGACGCGTGCGGGCAATGCATGGGTGGAAGTCCCATGAGGCGACAGGTAAAGCCAATACACGACGCAGCGATCTGTAAAGCCGGAGATCAGTACCGGCCCCTTCCCCTAAAGACGTTTCAAGTCCCCTAGCAGTTACCCGTTCAATGAGCCGGTAGCGGCTAGGTGATTTCTACCTTTAGTACAACTACGGAGCAAGCCATGAGCAGAAAGCACAACCAACGCACCCGCACCGAAATTCTCGCGAAGCGCGCAACACCGATCACTGAAGTCCGAGTGCAACGGCAGGTGCCGACGCCACAAGGGCCGATCTGGGTTCCGCAACCGACGCACAGCGAACGCCTCCGCGCTGCGTTCGACGCATCGAAGTACATGCCGCACTTCGGCGCAAAGCAGGAAGCAAAGATGCGCCGCCAGCGTGAAGCGCAAGAGTTTCGTAAAGCGGCGTAAGGGGATGGCCATGAGCGAAGTCCAATTTCCCGAAAGAGGCCAGTTCTTCGGCGTGACACATGCCAGCGGCAAAGACGGCTCATATCGAGATGACGTGTGGGAATGTCTTGCCAGTGACGAGTTCCGCATCGTTGCAAAGCCCATTGTGCCCAGCTTCTACAAGAACGGCATCACGTTTTATCGCTCGGATTGGATCATTCAGAGCGTATCGGACGCCGTTGTCGCCACGCTGCAAGTTGTCGCGGAGCAACGCGCGCAGGAAAAGGCCGCCTAACTCGCGCTACGGCGCTGGAGAGTGAAATGCCATACGTAGAGGTTTGGGTCGACGATACGGACGTTCTCGAAGACGCGTCCGACGAAGGTCTGGTGAAAGAGATGCGCAGACGGAATCTGCCAACGCTTGCAGATACCGACGATGCCAAAGAGGACCTGAATCGAATCTTCTACGCGTTCTACTTTGGCAAGCCAGATGAGGCTGTCGAAGTGATGCGCAAGTACGTTCAGGACGTCACCGGTCGGACGCTTCCATAGGAGCCAATCATGAACTGGCATCAAAACCTGATGGTAATCGACGGACGCCTCTACGCAGGCGATAAGTGGTTGGGCAATTTCACCTCCCACGCTGCGGCCATGGCTGGAATAGCCCTCATGCGCCATGGCAGCAGCGATGTCGAGATGACTGAGGATGACCGCGATCTTCTCGCGGCGATTGACGCGGACGAGGTTTGAGATGAAGACGCGCGCCGTTCACCGCCTTATGACGGTGGCAAAAGAAAAGATGCAACACCTTGGCTTCGTCTACCGGGTGGACCGGGTAACGCGGACGGGTAGGGTGCTGGATTCGGAGTATGTCGATTACGCACATGACGTGTGCTGGTGCTGATCTGATGGATAAGAAGCGGGCCGCTCACGAGTTCAACGAGATCCTATTGCAAGCGATCGAAAAAGGCTGTGTGGGCGATTACAACCTGTGCGCAGCGATAGTCGAAGCGTTCCGCCAGCACAAGGGCGATGCTGCGGCAAAGAAAGTGCGCCGAGTGCTGTGGGAAATGATTCAGGAGCACAAGACATGACCGAAGAGACAGAAGCATGGCGATCCGCTTTCAACGAGCGCCACCAGTTCGACGTTTATCCAGATCACTTTATGTCGGGCATGCGTAACGAGTTCTGTGCTGGCTGGCAAGCCGCATTGAAAAGCCAAGCCGCCAGCCAGCCGAAAGCGCTGACGGATGAGCAGCGCAAAGCGCTAAATCACCTGGTCTCACGCGGCTCGACCTTTCCGGACCACAACGGCCCGAGCGGATCAGTATCTCGCGTTGACTATGCGCATCTGCGGACAGCCGCGAAGCTGTTAAGCGCCCTTCTGGAGTCGACCAAATGACAACCACGCAAATCGCCGCAGGCTTGTTCGTCTGGCTGATCGCAGCACTGTGCGCCGTGGCGTTCATCAGGGGCGCTACCGGTCGGGACAGCACCGAAATTCAACACAGGGAGTGTGAGCAATGAAAACCGCGCTCGACGAGTGGGTTGAATTCTCCCGCGCATGGGTTGACGAGCAGATGGCTGAAATTGCGGCGAAGGATGAGGCCGCTTGGCAGGTCTTTCGAGCCAAGTTGTTTGGGCCGCTGGATTGATTCAAGAGAAGCCAGCGCGGCTCGAACAGCGCCTGCACCGGGTGGGATGCCCGGGCCCTGAGTGGTGACGACTTAGCGCCGATTACGCAAGCCGATGCTTCTGCGACAGCGGTGGCAACCCGGCCGGGATCGGGACTGCGCGGGGAGTCGTTACCACTGAGGGCAATCAACCTTCAACAGTATTGAGGACAACTATGGGACAGCACGCAAACGCCCGCGCTTGGGCAGAGTTCGAGCGCCTTGACCGCCAAAGACAAGAACAATCGTTCGAGGACGAGCAGCCGCTCACCGAATCCGAGCGAGCCGCCGAATGGGATCGCCAATATTGGGACCGCATTGATGCCGAGGCGAGGTTGATGGGAGTGGGAGAGTGGAAATGACCACATGGGAAATCGTAGACGACAGCGAGGGTGTTGTCGTCCATATCAGCGACAAGGGCCATGCGACATACGCCGACGACCGAGCCCGCCTCGCTGCTGACCAACGCATGGACGGCGTAGTCGGCGTACACACGGCAATTCTTATCGGTGCCTCAATCGGTCTCGTCGTCACCTTCGGCGCGCTGGTTGTTACGAAAATTTTTGGAGCTTAGATGAAAGCCGACGACCTGAAGCGTCAATGGAAGGACGCAAGCGAATACGTTGCCAAGTACGGCGCGCCTGAACCGCATTTGCGGTCAGTGGGCAAGTTGCACCGCGTGGACGTCGCGACGGAGATTTCCCATCAGGACAGCCCGAGCGCGCAGAACTACTGGAAGTCGGCTTACTTCGATTCGGCACTCGCCGAAGTCATCAAGCTGCGCTACTCCGAACTGGCGCGACATGCCCTGTCGATCATGCAAGTTCGCTACGAAGACGCCCTGCGCGCCGAGAAGGACCACCTTCTGGCGCGGCTCGCTGAGATCCAAGCTATCGAGGAGCAAGCATGAACTTCTCTCGTGACATTCAGCACACGCATTACCGCACGCCGCGTTCTCTCAACGATGCTTTTGGCCCTTACAGCACTTGGAAGGTCGAGCGCAAGAGCGAGGCTCGAGGCTGGTTGTATGCGATCGGGTTGGGCGTTGCTGTGGGCGTCGTCTGGTGGATCTGTGTGGCGCTTCGGGCGGGTGCGGCATGAGCGACATCTCAGCCGCCCGCATCGCTCAGGCGATAGCCGCCATGAAGGCAATTGATGAGGCGTGCTGTGCCACATAAGACAGGGGAACATAAATGATCGTTTTTTCCAATCCGGGCGAGATCGACGTACTGTCGATTTCTACCTTCGGCGTCAGCGTCAAGGAAGGCGATACGCCCATCGGGTTCTTCGGAACCGGCCTGAAGTACGCAATCGCCGTGCTGCTGCGAAACAAACACACCATCACGATCTATTCCGGCAAGCAGGTTGTCGACTTCACGGTATCGACAGAGTCGGTGCGCGGCAAGTCTTTCGACTTCGTGCAGATGTCCGTCGACATGAGCAACCCGCAGCCCATCGGCTTCACGACCGAACTAGGCAAGCAGTGGGAAATGTGGATGGCTTACCGCGAGATCGCCTGCAATTGCAAGGACGAAGGCGGTACGGTCGAGAGCGTGTCCGACTGGCCGGCGCCGGAGGAGGGCACGACCAAGATCATCGTCAAGGGCGCAGAGTTCGACCAAGTGTTCGCTCAGTCGAGCTTCTACATTCTCGAGGATCGACCGACGCACACGTTCGGTGGCATTGAGGTCCGAAGCCGGCCCGGAGGCGCGTTCTACTACCGCGGTGTCCGGGTGCAGGAGTTCGATAAGCCGTGCCTGTTCACATACAACGATCTGGCGGCGCTCGAACTGACGGAAGACCGTACGGTAAAGAATCAATGGGAGCCGGCATACCGGATCGCGCGTGGCTGGCTTCAGGCGTCGGACGAATTGATGCTGCGTGAAGTCATTACGGCTCCGGATTCTCACGTGGAAGGCAGCCTGGATTTCCACGGTTGGGGTGTTGCTCCGAGCCAAGCGTTTCTAAAGGTCGTTGGCGATTGCCTTTCCGACCGACTGTTGCGAGTCAATAAGACTGCAATGAAGGTCTGGCATGAAGCGACGCAAAAGCCGTTCTCGCCGCGAGAAATCACGCTGACTCGCGTTCAGCAAATGAGCTTAGAGCGTGCGTTGGACTTCTGCCAGAAGCTCGGTTTCCAGATTCGCGGCGCTTATCCGATCAAGTTTGTCGAGAGCTTGGGCGAGGGTGGCCTCGGATTGGCGAAAGACGAAACGATCTTCATCGCTGAAGCGGTCCTCAACATGGGCGGCACCAAACAACTCGCTTCCACCCTGATCGAGGAATACATCCACCTTCGGCATGGCTGGAAGGACATGACGCGCGAGTTGCAGAACTTCCTGTTCGACAAGTTGGTGAGCGTCGGCGAGGAACTGGTGGGCGAGCCGCTTTAATCATTCATTCACTGTCGGAACTGCGGCTAAGGAGCCGAAATGGACAACCAACAGAGCAAGACACACTGGAAGCGCCTGATCAATCCCGATTACATCGGCGCGTATGCCCTCAATCCGGATGAAGACCTGACCGTCACGATTGACTACGTGCAACGTGAGCAGATCGTCGGCACGGATGGAAAAAAAGAAGAAGCGACGGTCGCACACCTCAAGGGCCATAAGCCCTTGATCTTGAACGTCACGAACTCTAAGTCGATCGCCAAGTTGTACGGGCCGTACATCGAAGAATGGGCGGGCAAGGAGATCACGCTGTACGCGAGCATGACGAAGGCATTCGGCGACGTGGTTGAGTGCCTTCGAATCCGACCGAATGTGGCCAAAAAACGGAAGCCGCCGATCACGGCCGATCGTCTGAAGCGCGCAATTGCGTCGATCATCGCGCAGCAGTACACCACCGAAAAACTTCACGCTCAGTTCGAACTGACGAACGAGCAGACGAAGGAAGTAGCCGACGCCATCAAATCCGCCATGGAGGGCACAAATGCTTAAGATTCGCTGCTCATCGCTGGGCAAGATCATGACTGAACCGAAGTCAAAAAGCGAAAAACTCTCGGTCGGTGCCAAGACGTACATCGAGGAATTGGCCAAAGAATTCGTCTATGGCTTTCAGCGCGTCATCACTTCGAAGGAAATGGAGAAGGGGACGCTTGTCGAAAACCACTCCATCCAGCTTATCAATGATGTGTTTTTCACGAACTACACGAAGAACACAGAGCGTCGCGAGAATGAGTGGTTGACCGGCGAATGCGACATCTACGTGCCGAACACGAAGATCATCGACGTCAAATCGCCATGGTCGCTCGCCACGTTCCCGGCCACGGTGTTTGCAGGGCAGGACAAAGATTACGAATGGCAAGGTCGCGGCTACATGATGCTGTGGGACGTTGACCAGTTCGAAATCAACTACTGCATGGTGAACACGCCTGACGAACTGATCCGCTTCGAAGACCCTTCAGTCCATTACGTCGATCACATCGACGCGTCGCTTCGTATCACGCGCGTTCCGTACGAACGGGACCGCAACCTTGAGGACAAGATCAAGGAAAAGGTTGAAGCCGCCCGCGAATACTTCACGCAGATCACCGAAATGATCGCGATGGAGCACGCCGCTTAACTCTACCGCCGCAGCGCGCACGGATTGGCTACGGCGTTCTCCCGGTAAGCCACGCAGCGGCACCCAACTCCAGAACCACGAGCCTAACGGTCCCCGGCCCGTGGGGCGTTGTCGACAGCGGCGCAGTCCCGGCCGCTCTTTTTCAGTTTTTAAGCGTACTAACCCGGCTTTGCCTGGCATGGATGGGCAGGGCGCGGCGAGGCGTCGCATGGCGAGGTGCGGCGAGGCGAGGAGCTACTTCGTAGCCGTGAGCCCCTAGGGGTTCACGGGTGCGTGTGGCGCACCAAATTAGCGGCAGGGCTGGGCCGGGATAGGCGCGGCGGAGCGTCGCAGGGAAATGCTAGGCGAGGGCTTTAACGAAATGGAGCAGATCAATGACGGTAACGACGAAATCGGATACGCGGCTGGAGAAGGTGACGCGGCAAGTGGTGCTGCGAGGCCTGCGGGACATCATGTTCGACCGGTACGCAGGCGACAACAAGACGAAGCTGGAGTGGCATCAGAAGATTTATCAGGTGCCGGGCACGGACATTTTATGTCTGCCGGCCATCAATATTGCGTCGTTTCTAACAGCGCACAACACGAACAGCGCCCCGAAACGGCTTCGGGACAAGCGGGCCTATAAGGACATTGCGAACGCCTGCCTGAGCTTCACCAGCATCAGCGGACCCGGGTCGAATCCGAACTATGTGCCGTTCCTACGCGACAGCGAACCGATTCGCGTCGGCAAGTTCGACGAAGAGCGCGACGCCATGAGTGGGATCTACCTGCATCGTGCAGTGGCCCGCCTCGACAAAGGCATCCCGAATCCGAAAGAGCGCCCTGTGCTGCCTCTGCCGTGGTCAATCGAATTCACGCTTGACATCTACCCGAACAAGGAGATCAAGGAGCAAGAAATTCGGAACCTGATCGAGGAAGGCGGATTAGCCATCGGCCTTGGAACCTTCCGCGGCGTCTTCGGCAAGTTTGCCGTTGATTCGTGGCAGTAACCGCCTGACCCACTACGTTACCGGCATGCCCGCCTACTACAACGAGATCGACCCATACGCCGCGCAGTGGCTGCGCAACCTGATAGCCGCCGGTCACATTGCCGCCGGCGAAGTTGATGAACGGAGCATTGAAGATGTTCGACCAGACGACCTTCGCGGATTCACCCAGTGCCATTTCTTCGCCGGAATCGGTGTCTGGTCATACGCGCTTCGACTCGCTGGCTGGCCTGACGATCGACCTGTTTGGACCGGTTCCTGTCCGTGCCAACCTTTCAGCGCGGCAGGCAAAGGCGCTGGGTTTGCTGACGAGCGGCACCTTTGGCCCGCTTGGGCATGGCTCGTTGGCGAGTGCAGGCCTCCAGTCATCCTTGGAGAGCAGGTTGCGAGCAAGGACATCGACCCTTGGATCGACCTTGTTCAAGCTGACCTGGAAGCGATGGGTTACGCCATCGGGTGTGTCCCGTTCCCGTCTGCGGGCGTCGGTGCTCCGCACATCCGCGATCGAGCGTACTTCATGGCCCACGCCGACCACGCGCGACCACAAGGACGGAAGCGAGTGCGCGAACGTGCCACTGAACGCTCTGCTGGGTCGGGTAGCTTGGCTGGCATCGTGGCCGACGCCGAACGCGGGCCCGCAGAACGACAACGACTCGACGTGGGAAGCGCGGCGAGCGGAGTGCGCAGCTCGTCACGGCAACAACGGGTTTGGGTTGACGCTGGGCATGGCGGCGACGCTGGCCGGCTGGCCCACACCGACATCGTCATTGGCGGACAAGGGCGTCAGATCGACGGAAGGCGGGATTCGCGAGGCGATGCGATCGCGGGGGCCCGACCTTGCGGCGATGTCGTGTCTTGCGAGTTGGCCGACGCCAAATGCGCATCCGGACGCGCCGAACATGAGCACGAATCGCGGCGATGGTCAGAGGGCCCGACACACGCTGCAGAGTCTCGGAGCGATGGCGAAAAGCACGTTGCCGGCCCGACTAACGGCTTCTGGCGAGATGCTGACTGGTTGCTCTGCCGGGACGAAAAGTGGCGGCCAGTTGAACCCGGCTCATTCCCGCTGGCTGATGGGGCTCCCGCCCGAGTGGGACGACTGCGCGCCTACGGTAACGCGATCAACGCGCAAGCGGCAGCCGAGTTCATCCGCGCAGCGCGCGAAGCAATCGACCTAACCGCCTAACCATCCCGAGACCAATTATGAACACCACTATGAATACAGGCGCAGCGAGTCTTTTGCCTTGCCCGTTTTGCGGCACTGAGCAGACCATCGAAGAGCACCCGGCGCACGAGCACGCCTTTGTCAATTTGCCGCCGCATCCCGGTAGTTTCACTATCGCATGCCCGACGTGCGAATGCGGGATGATCCACGAAACTCGCGAAGGATTGGTCGCTGCGTGGAACCGCCGCGCCACCCCGCAGGCAGACGCCGCGCCGAGCGTTGAGCAAATCATCCTAGCCGCCAAGGAATTCGCCGCCCGTTATGCGGGATCCAGCCACGAGAATCGACGCATCGCAGAGCAGGAATTCCGCGCCGCGATAGCTGCTGGCGGTGCGCAAGAGCCCGCGTCGGCGGAAGCGCTTGCGTTGCGGATGCTCGTCGCGGGCGGTCTTGTCTCTCAGGAAAAGGTGGATAGCGCATTGAAAATCGCTGCCCGGTTCAGGGCCCGCGCCGATCCGGCTGCCGCATCTAACGGGGAACAGTGAAATGAGCAAAGCAGAACACTTGCCCGGTCCGTGGTTCGTGGCTGAAACGGACGACAACGAAGGCTATCCGGAGACGGTAATTCGCGGCATGGATGGCGTTGCCGGCGTTGCGGTGGCAATCGATTTTCCGAAGATGCCAGGTGTTCGGGAGGCGAATGCGCGCCTGATGGCAGCGTCGCCCGAATTGCTTGCCGCAGCACAGATCGCGCTGACTTATATCGAGGCGGTGTGCTTCAACACCACGAACCCGAAGAAGCGAAATAACTACGCCGATGCCGCTTCAAAAATACGCGCGGCAATCTCCAAGGCGACAGAGGACCAAAGTCATGACGTTAGCCACTAAAGAAATGACCGCCAATTCCAGGCCCACCTGAGCCGAATGGGAGGTTGCCTTGAATACCACTACCAGCAAGCTCGGAGCAGATATGCTGACCAAGGAACAAATCGCAGCGATAACCGATACCTACGCACGGCGCTGGAACACTACCGCTGCATGGAACGTGAAGCGTTGCATCGAGAACGCGCTTATCGATGCGCTCGCCCTGCTCGCCTGCCAGCCTGCCGCTATCGACAAGCAGGCGGTGGCCGTCGTGCGCGACAACCCGGACGATTACGGAACCATCATCGAGCCAATCGGTGATGCCGTGCTGCCAGTCGGAACCGAACTCTACGCCGCCCCTCTCGCCAATGAAGCAAGCAAGCCTGCGCCATCGGTCGAGCAGGACCAGCGCGGGGCGTTTGTCATCGACTCAGGCGCAGCGCTAAAGGTTGCTGAACGCTTCGGCTTTCCGCTGAACGCTAAGACTGTCGAATTCGCACAAGCAATCGTCAAGCGAGCAGGCGAACTGCAAGCCCGCGCCGCATTAACTTCCGCCAATGTGGCGCAGGGTGCAAAGTTGTCGGTCTGGTATGGCTCTATGCCCGAGAGCAACGGCAAGACGAACTGGACTGCCATCCTGCACAAAGGTGACATAGCCGAAGACATCACTATTGACCGCTCGGAATACCCCGACCGCGTTCGCTACGAGGCCGACCGCATGCGGTGGATGATTGGCGAAATCGACAAAGAACCGTGGATTCTTGATTACGACGCCGACAAGCATAGCGGCTACACCGCCCCGCCAGCACAGACAGCGCTCACGGCTGATGCGCGCGATGCGGCGCGGTATCGGTGGCTTAGAGACCAAGGTAATTCATTGGAAACTCGCCAGCGGGACCAAGGCGTCGTCAATGGGCCATCGTGCTATCACGACGTAGAAGGCATCCGGGAATTGAAATGGGGTGATTCGCTTGACAAAGCGATCGACGCCGCCCTGGCCGCCGCTCAATCAGCAAGCGGAGACACGAAATGAGTGAACGCCAACCGAATCCCGCTGGCGCTGCGGGTGACGATGATCTCGCACAGATGACGCCAAACCAGCGCCGTGCGCTCAACAAAGCGCTGGCCGCCCTCGAAACGATGGCCGCGCTTTGGGCAAGCGAAATCCGGCTGACCGATTTGTCCAAGCGGATTGCGGATGTGCCCGACGCTGCCGAGCGCGCCAAGCGCATTGCTGCATTCGTCGAACAGGGCTTTATCGAAGGCGCGTACCGGCACTATCTCGACCACAAGGACCAGATCGAGGCGCTTGCCACTGTAGCGCCAGCCGTCGATGCGCAGCCGGTGGCGGAAGTCGGGCCCCGACTTTACGACGGGCTCGCAAACCCCATTCGATGGACTGACATGAAAGCAATGGATCGGCTACCGATCGGCACAAAGCTGTGCCCATGCACCGCCAAGACCGACCTCATGCAATCAGGAGCGCCTGTTTATCAAGCACGAGCACGAGGCACTGAGCAGGCATGGGTTGACGTTAACCACAACGGTTTTTTGGCTGCCTTGGCGATGCGATCAATGGAAGCGAGGATTCTTTACAACGCACCCAAACTGCCTGAGCAAAGTCTTGAAACTTTGCGTGACGTGATCCGCTGCCTGCGAGAAACGGGGGTCTATCGAGACGAAGAAGGTGAATCCACAAATGCCCTGCAAGATTTAGTTTCCGGATACAGCGCCGCCGCTATCCGCGCCCTGTCTCAACATAAAAAGGGGGAGCCCTAATGGCGGTTGGACCCGCGCCATTGTGAGATGCAGTGTCTTCCCCATGCTTCTCCGTGTTCGAGAGCCGCATCAACGGTCAGGAAATGATCTCCATGCAGCGGCGCCATCTCGTCCGAGCGCTCAGTAAGCATCGACCCCTGAACCGGCCTCCTGTCTATCCTGTCGACCGTAACTCGAACGGTATAGCCCACGATGTGCGCCGGGTCCTGCGGGTCGAATTTTCGGTCCGCGTTCACAACGATGCGGTAAGGCTCATCGACAACTTCGCGGTGCATGGCGGTCTCCAAATTTGAGGAACCATAGCATGACATTATTTGCAGTCCACGTCCAAGGTCCGGACGACATCATTGCAGCGCCGGGTAAGCGCGAGGCCGAGGTATTGGCCGACAAGCTGAATGCATTCTTTGCGGAGATCAAGCAAAAGAGCGGGCCAGCCGCGCCGATCATCGAGGCTGTCGTTATCACATGGCCTTTTACGCCATCGGGTCATGCAGCGGGCCTCGCCGACGATTGGGCCGGCCACGCGAAGTTCATCGGGCCGATCGAGCCCGAGCCCGAACGCGACACACGGACCATCGACATGTTCGAGGCGAGCCAGTGAACCAGATCACCAACCGCCGCACCTTCATGGAACAGGCCTACGCCTATACCCGAGCTCGCCAGCCGACGCCGCAACTCATCGCGGGACTGTGTACTGCATTCGCGCAGATGTTGGCCGATGACTTCGAAGGGCAGGTGGCTGTGAAGGCTGCCAGAGGGGATTAATGTGGTCAGGGAGCCGAGGAAATGACCGAACTGGAAACACTGCGAGCCGAGCTTCAATGGGCGATCGCCAATAACCAAGACCGTCCGCGCACGGAATTCGCCCTGAGGCTCGCGCTGGAGGCGATCGAGAAGATGGAAGAAGAGGAGGTGAGGGCGTGAGTGGAGATCGTAGATACGGCGCGAGAGCTCCGAGAATCACAGTCCAGTGCCAGAGTTGCGGAAAGGAATTTGTGAAAATGTTATCCGTTGCACGCAAGGTCGACAATCATTTCTGCTCTAAGAAATGTTTTGGAAAGTCGATAGAGAATGATCCAGCAGATTTCTGGTTGTTTGTTCGAAAACAAGATAGCGGGTGTTGGGAGTGGATGGCTGGAAGAAATAACAGCGGATATGGGTGTTGGCGAGTAGATGGGAAGAACGTCCGAACGCATCGTTACTCATACGAAATCGCTTTTGGGCCTATACCAAATGGGCTACATGTTCTGCACAGATGTGACAATCGGCCGTGTGTGAACCCCGATCACTTATTTCTGGGGACGAACTACGACAATGTGCAAGACAGAAATTCAAAAGATCGAGCGGGATTGAAGCTGAAAAAGAAAGATGTTCAAGAAATTATCGACAAATGCCAGTCTGGAAGGACTCAACAATCGGTCGCCGACGAATATGGAGTTTCGCCATCGTATGTCAGCAAACTATGCAGCGGAATTGGGAAAGTCGCCAGCCTCTATGTTGGAAAACAATAAGCCGGCGCTGGAAAGGATTCTGGCCGTGACTGCGGTCGATTGGAACGTTAAACCCTGGTCGCTTCGGCGGCCAGTTTTGTTTTTGGAGGCAGGGTGACCGAGGAATTGCTTGATGACGATGGCTATCCGACTGACGAAGCTCTGAAGCGCGTAGCGGAGTGGCCGTGGAGGGACGTGGCCGGGATGCTCGAGTTCGTGCGCGGACTCTGGCAGTGGCCGAATTTATGGACGCAGGAGGGCGACTCATTGCAAATTTCGACGGGTGGGTGGTCCGGCAACGAAAGCTTGATAGCCGCGATGCAAAGGAATATCGGCTTCTGGAAGATGTGCTGGTATCGATCGACGCGCGGCGGTCACTATGAGTTTGACCTGTCGCGGATAAAGAGAGTGGAGGGTAAGCGATGACAGTCGTCGAGATGCCGAAGCTGGTCACGCTGGAAGAATGGGCTGAACGTATGTTCGGCGCAGCCAAGCCGCACAGGAACACGCTCTACAATTGGCGCCGGTTTGGCTGGATCGTGCCGGCACCAATCAAGATCGGCAGTCGATATTTTGTCGAGCCGAACGCGGTATATGCTGACAGTGACGGTGAGATGGCCCGGAGGATTGGGAATGGCCGCTAG